AGTTCATCCAACGTCACCGGGCTCTGCTTTGCATCGGCTGCATAGGTCGGCGGCTGGTTGATGTCGATGATGTCGCGCGCCTCATCAGCAGTCTGCCCCATGCCCATCACGATATCTGGCGCATGGATATTGCCGAAGAAGCGGCCGGCGCAGTAGGTCAGCATCAGGTCTTTCATCTCGGTCTGCCATTTGCTGCCGGGCTTCGAATACCAGCCTTCTTCCACTGCCAGCTTGATGGAGACAGCTGGGCCGACGATCAGCGGCAATCCTGCGGCCTTGGCCTGGTCCAGCGTGTGCACGTTCGGCGGCAGCTTCTCACCGGCCGGGAGCGCCCATGCGATGCAGCGCAAATTCTCGATTTCGACCGTCTTGTCCTCGAAGTCATAGCCGTTCTTCTGCTTGTTCCAGCCTAACTTCTCACGGTAGGTGGCTTTCATCATGCCCTGGTTCTGCACATCGAAGCGTAGCGGCGTGAAGCGGCCCGATGCATTGATAGCGGCAATCACGAATTTGTCGGACCACCGCAGCTTCCCTTCGATCACATCGGCGTTCTGCATCACGGCCGTGACCGACATGCCGACCGCCTGCGCCGTCTCGATGGCGACGATGCAGTTTCCGATGGCGGCAGGGTTCTCGATCCACTGGACATTATCGCCTTTGCCTTTCTGGGTCATATTGCGGAATGCCGTGGGCACAGCATCGCTGGAGGCGAAGGCATTGGCTAGTTTGCAGGCCAGCGCAAAGCCGCGGGCGCTGAACAGGTCAATGCGCTGATCGGGTTCTTGACGCGCGATCTGGCCGCTTTTCAGATTGGCCAGACTGGTGGTTTCTTGGGACATCAGTTTCTCCTTGTGGTGGTTATTCGTGATACGGGCAGCTTGCCCAGCGTCCGCAGAACTTCTCGCTGCACAACGCGGACTGGGGATTCGGCAGGAAGCGGCCAGCCTTAAGTTGTTCGGCAGCTAGTTCCAGCAGCCCAGTATGGTTCTCCGTGCCCAGCATGATTCGTTTGGCGTCGAAGACCTGCGACACGCCAACCGGCGCCAGCGCAGTGGTTTGCAGCGCGGCGATCTGGCTACCGCCTGTCTGTCGGCCGGTAGTGTGCTCGTAGAGGATTTGGTAGATGCCGGTCTGCGGCGCACGGCCCTTGATGATGACCTGGCCATCACTGATCAGTCGGCCGCCTGTCTTCAGGTCGGTGATGATCGTATGCGCTTCCGCGTATTCAGTCCGCGAAAAGTTGTCACCGACCTTCACGATGGGCGATCGCACGAACTTTGCCACGCGTGCACGGTCCATGGTGCCCGTCAGGCGCACGATCAGGCCCGCGCCGCAATCGACGTCCAGAGGTTCCAGCGGCATCTCAACCGACTCGTATTGCATGCGCGGCGCGATCTGGCCGCAGTAGGCCGACAGCAGCTTCATGCCAATGCTCTTGGCATCGTTCTTGGTCAGCCGGTCGTCGCGATAATCCACTTCGCGCTCTGGATGGTCAAAGGTATCGATCAGCACCTGGCCGGCTTCCATCACATTGACGCCTTGACCGTCCAGCTTGGCCTGATCGAATGCCGCAGTGGCTGCGTGGATGCTGGTGCCGAGATGCGCGCGCAGGCTGCTGGCGCGCTGCTTGCCCATCAGCTGCTCCCATTCGAAACGCATGGCGCAGTCGAAGAAGCTGCCGAAAGATGAGGCGCGGATTGGGATGATGCGTTGCTCCATGTTTCACTTTCTCCAAAGTGGTGCAGGTGGCAGGAGGCCAAAGCCTCCTTGCGTTTAGTTCGTGCCGGAGCCGGAGCCGTCGCCGGAGCCGTCGCCGTAGCCGTCGCCGGAGCCGGAGCCGGAGCCGGAGCCGTCGCCGTAGCCGTCGCCGGAGCCGGAGCCGGAGCCGTCGCCGGAGCCGGAGCCGGAGCCGGAGCCGGAGCCGGAGCCGGAGCCGTAGCCGTCGCCGTCGCCGGAGCCGGAGCGCCAGGTCTTATTGGTAGCCATGAATGCTATCCTTCGCAGCGTCACTGGTAGGGATCAGCTCGCACACACCGGTCAGGTAGATTTCCGGGTTGATCACATCAACCTTGCCGCCATCTTTTTTCAGGCCGTGCTGAGCAACGCCAGACAGCGCCACGCCATCCTTTGCCTTCCAGGACCAGAGGCGGCGCGAGTTTTTCAGGAATACATTGTCGCCATCAACAGAGACAACTTCACCAGCATGCACGCCGGCGGCATAGCAGCGCGCGATGACATACTTGCCGATGAACGGGTGAGGTGCAGCAGCCTTTGCAGCGGAACCAACACCGGCCAATGCAGCGATTTCACGGATTTGCTTCAACGTCAGATTTTCGTAGTCCAATTTTTTCTCCTTCAGTGGTTTGCAGGTGGCGACCTGCGGCGTTATTCGAAAATTTCTCGCGTGCGTATTAGGTATAGTTTTACCAAGGGTGATATGCCTCCTCAGGCAGTCACACGATCCAGATTCATCAATGATTCCTGATAAACCCTAATCCAACCGAAGTCCCACCGATCTCCCCATTTCATCTTTATCACCATGTCAGAAATGAGTTGCGGCATTCGCGGTAGCTACGATGCCTCGGCTGTGCGGGGTGCGACGCAAGCCTGTGTTTTCGTGGTGTAGCCCCATTCAGGGCATTGCTCGATTCCAACCGCGTCGTCCACTTCGCGGTCCATGTGGCGGCGCAGAAAGCAAAAAAGCCGTTTAGGTCTCTCAGCTTTCCCCGTGGCAGCGGGGGGATTTAACCCTAGGAAAGGAGAGAACTAAACGGCTTCATCTAGCTCACAGCTTCCTGTGCTGCCACACAGACGAAGCAATGATTCCACAATTCAATGACTGACTGCAATAGATGCTCAAAAAGAAAACTCAACAGCAGAAAAACTGGAGACAGGCAGGAGCTGATTGCGTAGGCTCCTTGGCATTCTCCACTCAGGCCGTTCTACGCAACGCACCCAGCAGATACTGCATTGACCCGTCATTGATCGAGTGACAAACGCGCTACGCCATCGGCGGTCTTGCACAACCAGCGTTCAGGGAATGATGACGCGTTGCACGTTTGCCACACTGGAACAGTCTACCCCGAAGCGGACAGGGTAGCGGTGGATCGGCTGATCGCCCTTGTTTGATCCACTGCGCATTTCGCATTTATCGCAACTGCTCCAGTGTGGCGGCTGGTTGCGCCAGCCAAGCGTGGTGCTTACTTCTTCTTGCCTTTGCCCAGTACCTTATCTGCGCGTGCGTCGATCTGCGCTTCCTTGGCTTTGGACAGATTGCCCTTTTTCACTTGACCTGCGGCGCGCGCCTTACTGTTGGCGGCATGGCTGCGATCCTGCTGCGGATATTTGCGCTCATCAGGCAAACCGAACTTCTAGTCCGGCAATGCCTTGCGCTCTTTCGGTGTCAGCAATCCCATGGTGATCTCCGGTTAAGTTGCTGCAAGGATTTTAGCTCAATCCTGAGGCAATGGCCTTATCCCACGCTTCTACGGCCAGCACCAGGACGAAGACCGCGCCCAGCAGGAACATGCACACATCGAGCACGGCGTGGTCATCCTTGCCCATGCGGTTGACGAACTCGCTCCAGGTTTCGTCGTGGCGCCATTCGTTCATGTGCTCCTCTTCCTTGCGCTCGGCTTCGACGCGCTCGCGACGCATCCGTTGAATCGCAGCCCAGTGGCGTTTGATGTACTCCAGCATTGCTTTTCTCCTTGTGGTTGGTCGGTAACAGTTTGCTAGACGACAACGATAGCCTAGCACCAATAATTCAACAACGCAATAAGTTATCGGAGAAATATTTCCCTTGCATTTGCCGAACGGCACCAGTATTCTGTTGGAAATAAGTTGTGTTTGATTAACTTCCATGGAGTAAGTAAATGTCGCGAGAACGAATTACGAAAGACATGACGAAGGCGGAAATTGCCGTGCGTTCGAACCGCCAGAACCAGCTGCTGGACCGCACGCTGGACAAGCTGTCGCTGAAGAACGATGCCCAACTGGCGGCGCTGATGGTCGAAAATCCGGCCGTGCTGAGCAAGTTCCGTCATGGCCGGCTAAGCCTGAACGCCACCTACCAAGTCAAGATTCACGAGCTGACCGGCTGGGCCGTGCTGGATATTCGCAAGGCACTCGGCATCATCCCGCTGATCGACCTGCCGGAACACCGCGCGGCACTGATTGATGTCAACGCATGGCGCGCGAAGATCAGCGCGAAGCAGGCGGCCTGACCATGAAACTGGTGCTCGTCAAGCAGACCGACGCCAAGCTGGAGCCCGGCACGCCGGACGCCGATGCGATGCGAAAATTTCTCTTTGAGATGGTGCGCGGCGCTACCGATAAGGATCAGCGCGCCTGGCAAAGGTTTATCCGCGCGATCAACGAAGCATCGCAGGGCGAGTATTTCCAGATCGACCTGAAGCGCACGCGCAACTCGCAATTCCACAAGCTGGTGATGGCCGTCCTGACAGCCGGATTCAAAGCGCAGGACCATTTCGATGACTTCGAAATCTACCGCGAGTGGATTAAGTTGGGCGCCGGTTTCGCCGTCTTTGTGCCGGACGAAAAGACCGGCGAGTTGAAAGCTATTCCGAAGTCGCAATCGTTCGATGAGGCCAGCGAAGAAGAAGTGCGCGAGTTCTTCCTGAACATGTGCGCCTTCATGCGCTCGGCGACGTATTGCGCGATGCTGTGGCCGAAGTCTCCGGTAGAGCATTCCATGCTCGGTATGGAGAATCTACTGCGCCGTTTTGATTACCAATGAGGAGGAGATAAATCATGAGCGAACAGTACAAAAATCCGCTGGAGAATTACGAGCCGACGCCAGCGCTGATCCAGTTGGTTGAGCTTTTCAAGAAGCTTGACCAGCGCGGCCAGAACACAGTGCTGGCGCTGGCGGTATGCCAGGCCAAGCTGTGCGCGAAGTAAACCCATCCTCACCACTTGGAGAAGAAGATGACGGATACCAGAGTAAGAACCACAGCGGCCACGCTGCGCGCCGATATGCGCATGCGCGAGCTGCTTGCCATCCTCGCCGACCGCGAGTCCCACAACATCTGCGACCTGAGCACGACCATGAAGATGTCGCGTTCCGGCCTGCGGAAATACTGCTACAAGCTGGTAGAAGACCACATCGTGACCCTGCACTACAACCCGGCACGCTGGGCGTTCGTGACGCTGACGGCCAAGCCGGATGATGTCGAGCGCTACGCGCATTCCTTTCTCGGCCCGATGCCGAATCCTAAGCCGCGCAAACTGCGCCGCTCGCTGGAGCTGATGCCTGGCACGTTCGTGCACCAGTGCACCGACGACGCCGAGGTGCCGTGCAAGCCGCGGCAGAATGCGATGATTCTGCCACGCCGTGATCCGCTGGTGGCAGCGCTGTTTGGGTTGCCCTGCGATGTGCTGGAGGTGGCGTGATAAAGCCCTACACACTTCACCTGGGTGACTGCATCGAAGTGATGCGCACCATGCCCGACAACTCCGTCGATTCGATCGTCACCGACCCGCCATACGAGCTCGGCTTCATGGGTAAGAGCTGGGATGCCAGTGGGATTGCCAACAGCGTAGCAATGTGGCGCGAAGCGCTGCGCGTGCTCAAGCCTGGCGGCCACCTGCTGGCCTTCAGCGGGAGCCGAACCTACCACCGTATGACCTGTGCAATCGAAGATGCTGGGTTCGATATACGGGATCAGATCATGTGGGTCTATGGGTCAGGATTCCCTAAGTCGCTGGACGTAAGCAAGGCACTAGAAGCATTCGCCAAGACCGGACGAAGCGACTCGCAAGTGACTGGGGATGGTCGTAGTCGCGTACCCGGTCAACATTTCAAAGAATTTCGGAAGGGTAATGGGCCAAAGGCCGAATTCACCCCCACTACCGACGATGCCAAGAAATGGGATGGCTGGGGAACTGCCCTTAAACCTGCCCACGAGCCCATCTGCGTGGCTCGTAAGCCGTTGGTCGGAACCGTGGCGGTAAATGTGCTGGCACATGGTGTGGGGGCGCTGAACATTGATGAGTGTCGGGTGTCTGGTGAAAGCACTGCGCGCACGACCGGAAAGGTTCTTTCGTCAAAAGGGGTGATTGGCGACGCAGGCCGCTGGCCCGCCAACCTGATCCACGACGGAAGTGCGGAAGTGGTGGCACTGTTCCCGCGCGAAGCCGGTGCCAGCGCGCCTGTGCGCGGCACCGAGGCCAGCGCGGCGAACGTGGGCCGCGTCACGGGAGAGCGTGAGAGGGTTGCCGGCGTCTTCCACGGCGACAAGGGAAGCGCCGCCCGCTTTTTCTACACAGTTCAATCGGAGCAAGAATGCAATGCGAATACTGCGGTCAACAATTCGACCCTGCTAAGCCAAGTCGACGGTTTTGCTCAAAATCTTGCAGCAATCGCGGCGCTCCACGTGGGCAAGCCATTAAGCAATTTGATTCGACGGTTTATGAGCGACATGGCGAGCGAATTCGGGCAGAACGCCGCGCCAAGTATGCAAGCGATCCAGTCTATCGAGCAAAGGTTCTCGCTAGAGTTGCTGCATATAAGCACGCCGGCAAAGACCGGAAGCCATGCGAATCCTGCGGAAGTTCTCGCGCTGACATCCACCACGATGATTATTCAAAGCCTCTCGAATATCGCTGGCTCTGCCGACGATGCCACGTCACCCATCATCGCGATGATCTTGGGTCATGGGGCCAGGGTTTGCGACCCATCGCTGCGTGAGCGCTTCAAGTACTGCGCCAAGGCCAGCCGCGCCGATCGCAACGAAGGCCTCGAGGATCCGGGCCCACAATTCCAGCACGGCAGCACGCTGCGCGACGCGGAGAACCTGGCGGCCGAACGCAACGGCAACTTCCATCCGACCGTGAAGCCAACCGACCTAATGGCCTACCTGGTGCGCCTGGTGACACCGCCAGGTGGTACCGTGCTCGACCTGTTCATGGGCAGTGGATCGACCGGCAAGGCGGCCGTGCGTGAAGGCTTCCGTTTCATCGGCATCGACATGACGCCAGAGTACGTGGCCATTGCCGAGGCGCGCATTGCTCACGAACTTGATCTCGCAGCGCCGCCGGCCGCGCCAAGGGTTGCGCCCGCCCCCGAGGGGCAAATGGATCTCTTTGGCGTGGGTGGTTCTAATTTCGAACCATCGGTTACGGGGGCTGCATGAAGCGCTCGCCCATGAAGCCCGGAACCAAGCCGCTCGAACGCAAGACGGCGCTTAAGGCGAAGGCGCCGATGGCGCGCGGCAGCTCGCGCATGCGCACCAGCAAGCCGAAGTCGGAGAAGCCGAAACGCATAGCGCATGCCGGCGACGAACGCTTCCTGGAAGTCTGCCGTGGCCAGCGCTGTTATTTGGCGATACCGGGTGTCTGCAATCATGACCCAGAAACTGTCGTGCCGTGCCATAGCAATTCTGCCAGCAGAGGAAAGGGCATCGGCATGAAGGCGCCGCACCGCTTCACAGTTCCTGGGTGCTTTGCATGCCATACCGCGATCGACAGCGGTAGTAAGTTAAGCAAGGAAGAACGGCGCGCGATCTGGGAACGAGCCTTCGCGCGCTGGGAGCAAGACCGATCGAAGCTTTACCCTGAACTACTTGGAGAAAATAATGAATAACCTGCTTGAAGAATTGTACCGGGCTGATGCGCTGTATCCGGCTGCTGTGCTGATGCTGCTGTTCGGGCTGGCCGCGTTAATCTTCGCCTTCTCGTGTGGCGTGGCCTTTGCCATCAAAAAGGTGCATCAGTGCGCGCATCCAGCGGAAGATGAGCACCGCACTTTCCCGGAGGGCCAGTAATGTTCGTACTGCAATCAACGTTCGATAAGATGCAGAAAAGAGCTTCCATCGCTGAGTCGGCTTATTGGACAACGAAGGCTCGCCACGACAACCTGCTGACGCAGTGGAATGACCTCGTTGATAGGATCAACAAAAAGGGTGGAGAGGCATTCCTAAAGCGTGCAAAGATTCCTACCGGCTGCGAATTCGAGCCAGAGGACGTGCAGCGCCTCATCCAACTTTGTCACCCTGACCGACATGATGGTAAGCCACTGGCCACGGAGATGACGCAGAAACTGGTCGCCCTCAAGCAGAAACTGGAGGCGAAGTGAATATTCTGGCGATCGACATCGGCTCGCAACTCGGTTGGGCATTGACGAAGCGCGACGGAAGCATACGCAGCGGCAGCGAAGGCTTTGCGCCCGGCAAGCACGGTGGCCATGGTGGGCGCTTCCTTGCCTTCATGGCCTTCCTTAACCAGATCAGGAACGCGCATGGAGACATCCACGCTGTTTATTACGAGGATGTGAAGATGCACCAGGGTGTGCTCGCTGCGCATGCTTACGGAGGCTTCCTGGCGATCCTGCAGGCGTGGTGCTTCACGAATGGCCGCGTGCCGCTGTATCCGCTCGGCTTTGGCCAGATCAAGAAGGCATGGACAGGCACAGGCAATGCGAAGAAGGACAAGATGATCGCCTGTGCAAAGCAGCGCGGCTTCGCGCCGGCCGATGACAACGAAGCCGACGCGCTGGCGATCTTGTCGCTGGCCTGCCAGCATGAAGGGCGCCCATTCCCAGCACCGAATGCAAAGCCTGAAGGAGCGCTCCTATGATCTGCCCAGAAGACGGCACACGCATGGGCTGCGTCGATACGCGCCAGAAGCAGGACTTCGTCAGCCGCGCCTACAAGTGCCCGAAGTGCGGCGGCCGGTTCCTGACCGCTGAGGTCTTCCGCGAAAAGGGCAAGTCAGGCCGTGGCCGACAGCTGACTATCAGCGGCGAAGCCTTCGGCCAGCAACAGATCCAGGAAGCAAAGCAGCGCATAGCCTACCGCCTGCGCGCCGCCATTGATTCGATCATGGAAGACTGAGCAACACGATTGCACTGGTCATGCACAAGTGCAATAATTTAGTTCGCGCTTCGGCGTGAAAACCTTTACTGCTTTGGAGAGAGCATATGAAAATCATGAAAGTCACGGCATGCGGCGCCGTAGCCGCTTGCCACGATAACCCCACGGATTACCGCTTCGACTTCCCGGAAGATGCCGACCGCAAACAGGTCGCCAGCTATGCGCTGGAACGACTCGCTGCAGCGCGCCACGCCGACAACATGACCCACATCAGCAACCTGGTTCCGATGGTCAACAACCAGGCCGTGCGCGATTCGATCTGTTCGTTCATGGAAAGTGTCGGCATGCCGCGCGTCTATGTGCCGGCGCTGCCGAAAGAAGAGGACAAGCGTCAGCCGAGTAAGGTGGCCGGCTACATTCTCGACCTGGACCGCGAAGTACCAACCGTCGATGGCTGGGCGCAGTCCGAGAAACGCTACGGTGATCTGCTGAAGCGCTACCTGTCGTTTGTCGAAACCACCACCAAGGAGAGCGCCCATGTCTGACCATGAATCGCTGCGAGAAGCAGCGCAGTTCCCGTCGCCGAAGACGGTGGTGCGCACCGAAGACCTGGTTGCGCTGCTCAATGCCTACGATGAGCTGAAGGTGCAGGCCCAGCCGAAGCGTAAGGCAGCCGCCAAGAAAGCGGCAAAGGAATCTGCAGAACTCCCCGCATGGCTGCCACTGGAAGCCTGGGAGGCGTTTCTCGCCATGCGTGTGAAGATCAAGAAGCCTGCGACTGAGCGTGCACAGAAGCTGATCCTGAACGACCTGGAGCGCTTCCGTCAGCGCGGCATGGACCCGGAGGCCGTGCTGGACCAGTCCACGCGCAAGAGCTGGCAAGATGTCTATGAGCTGAAGGAGCAGTTCCAACAGCACCTGGACCAGCGCCACACCGGCCGCCGCCAGCAGCCAGACCGCCGCCAGGTCATCAAGGAAAGCGACACCGAACGTGCCGCGCGCCGCGATCGCTGGGGCATTCCAGACCTGCCGCCTTCCAGTTTTGACGATGAGGTGATTGATGCGTCCAACTGACCGCAAGAAGTTCGAGGCGGTAATGGTCGACGCGCGCAACCTGATCGGTCAAGGCGAACCCTACAGCGACGGTGATCTGGACCTGATGTTCGCGGCCTTGATGGATCTGGAACTGGTGCAAATCCAGCGCGCGTTGATCGACCACATGAACGGCAAGGATGGCCGCTGGCGCCCGAATCCGCATTACATTCGTGAGGCGATGAAGGCGCGTGCGAGCGTTGCGTGGGTATCGGCCGATGAAGCCTGGGCACGCATCCCGAAGCCTGGACCGCGCGCCAGCCTGACCGATTGGCGCGGCAAGACGGTGACCGATTACCGCACCGGCAACTGGCCGCCTTGCCTGCTGAACCAGGCCACGACGGAAGCCATGGCACTGGCGGCGCCGTACCTGGAGCAGGAGCCGTGCGATGTGAACGCCGCGCGCATGGCCTTCCGTGCCTGCTACGAGCGCATCGTGGAACAGGAGAAGCTGGCTAACCGCGCGCCGGTCTACCGCGTCTCAGGCGGCGGCACGCATGAAGAGCGCCAGATGTTGCTGCAACAGGGTGTCGAGCAGGGGCTGCTGCCAGCTTCTGCTGCACCGGTTACTGGACAACTCGAATACAACCCCGCCGGACAAGCGCGTATCGCGCAGGAGATGGCCAAGATCAAGGCGCTGGTGGCGCCGAAAGGAAATCATGAGTGATATCAAAGACGGCGGTTCTGCATTCCCACTTTCGGTAGCAATTTAGCCGATCTGTGATGAGCATATCGCTTACACAGGAATGTCCTTGCGTGATTATTTTGCGGCCAAGGCGATGCATGCACTGCTCTCCAACCCAAGTTCTGTTGGCATAAATGGAGAAACTATTTCGAAAGCAGCGTATGGTGTTGCCAATCGTATGCTGGATGCGCGGGAGGCGAAGTGAGCGACGACATCAACTACTGCAACTGCGCGGCACATAGCTGCCCAATGTTGGGTGTAATGTCGCGCAGCACCACCGGCAGCAAGGAGTGGTACTGCGGCATCCACTTCGGCGCGCCGGCCAACCGCTGGGGCCAGATCACCGACGAACTGAACCGCCTCGGATGGCTCGTGACTATCACGCGCAACCTGCGCGCGGCCACTGTGCAGAACGTGCAGGCCGTCATCAAGGCGGCGCATAAGGAGATCGCGCTGAACCAGAGCGGCCACCTGCGCATGTCCGACAATGAAGACGCGCACCGCTGGTTGATCCGGCTGGAAGCTACGCTGTTCCATGCGTGCCAGGATCGCCAGCAGGAGCTGCAACCGGCAGCAGAACCACAGGGAGAAAATAGTGCTGCCTAATGATGAAACCTTCATGTCGATGCTGAAGAACAAGGAAGCTGTGCTCACCAGTATCCTTAAAGACATCGAAGTCTCAGCAGCCAATGCTAAAGCATTCGAGCAACTGGAACAGCTTTACAAAGACGGCGAGCCTGTCAGCACAGACCGCGCATTGGCTGCATGTGCCAAGTCCCTCAGGCACGCCAATCAGATCAACCAGCGCCTGCTTATGATCGCGCTGGTGTATGCGTCGGGTGGTGACTTCTCAGCAGATGCGGGCAAGGTGCTGGTGAAGATGGGCCGCGGCGAAGAAGCGCTGCGCGAAATGATGCGCCAGAAAATGGAGGGGCGCTGAGATGACCTTCAAATACCGTGACAAACGCAGCCCATTCGCCGTGATCGAAGCCAAGGCCAAGCCGGACCAGGATGCAGTCGACAAGATTCACATGAACGCGCTCACCGCGCTGGATGCGGCAAAGCGCGGGCAGGCGACACATGCGCTGGCCAATACGCTCACCGAGCACCTGATGGCCGGCGTGCTGCTCTGGGCACGCATGGGTAACCGGGCGCTGTATGAACGCGCCGTTGCTGCCTGGATGGCCATGTCGAAGGCATGCAAGCGCGACACGCAGCTGCTTGACCTGACGACTGGCGAGTACTGCGATATCCGCGTGGCGATGATCTACTATCTGCGCGCGATCCCGCAGCTGGAAGTAGGCATTCTTGCGGCGGTGTTTCTGGAGGCGCAGCGCAAGCTGTGGGTGTGACATGATACTGAAAATCAATGGCTTCGTTCCGATCGCTCCATGCGTCTCAAGACTGTCATGGCATGGCGCTAATCTGGTTTCTCTCACACCACGCGGCAGGTATTTACAGGATCAATCTCGGCTGCGCTGGGAGCGTAATTACCCAGAGAATGCCGAGTATGCGCGGCAGCCGATCATGGAATGCGAGGTCGGGTTCAGCGAGAACTTCCGCTTCATCAATAGTCCAGATCTCTGATGTCGTAGGCATTCTCCTACATGACACACGAGTAACACATTCCAAATGGAAATGATGTAGAGTTTTGTTTGTGCAATCCCGTGCCGGGCGGCTTCCCCGGTAAATCCTGAAGGAGTAACTACATGAAGAAAGCAATGACCTCCCTGCTGCTGGCCGCCGCTGCGCTGCTGGCTGCGGGTACTGCGATGGCGGGTTCCCTGCCATTCGCTGTGAAGACCGCCTCCGGTGTTCTGGTGCAAGTTGAAGGTGCTGTCGATTTCGACAAGAGCGTTTCCCCGGCTGAGCTGCGCGTGACCCGCTTCGGCGTCGATACCACTGGCCAGCCTGTCGCTGTGGTGACTGCCTATGCTGATCCGAGCAACGTGGCCTACAGCAAGCTGGCCGGCGTTGCCAATGCCAACGGCTACTTCCAGCTGGGCACCTCGACTAAGTACGCAAACGCGAAAACCGCCCAGTCCGTAACCTGCGCCAGCGGCCTGTCGCAATTCACCTACACCGTGGGCGTGCGCTCGGCCAGCGATTCCTGCGGCGCCTTTAATGCGGCAAACAGTCAGGCCATTCCGTAACTTGGTAGCCTGGTAAAGAGAAAGCCCGCAGAACGCGGGCTTTTTTTATGGCTTGAACTCGCCCGTATCGGCTATGGCACGACAGGCTTCGTAGCGCTGGAGGAGGTCGTTGTAATCTCGCACGTCTCGCGCAATACCTGCTCCGATGCGGAGAACGTCCGCAGCAGCGTCAGGCACCAGCGGTTGTCCTTCTTCTGTGCCATGTCCGGCGGCAGTGGGTCGATCTTCACTCGCGGCGGTGGCTGATACGGTGCTGGCGGCTGGGCAGAACAGGCGCACAGTGCCAGCACGAGCGCGGCGTTCAAGGTCAGCAATCTGGGCTTCATGGCGTTGGTTCTCCTGGTAACGGCGTTCGTCCTGGTCGCGCATGGCAGCGCGCAGGGACTCGGTTTCTTCCTGGGCCTTGGCCATATCCTTGGCATGCTGCTTGAGCCCTTCTGCAACAGCACGGTCATAGCCGCGCTGCTCAACCTGTTCGAGGTAACGGTGGCCTGCGAACCAGAGCGCACCGACCGCGGCCAGCGCCAGTGCTGCACGCAGCACGAATGAGGGAATCGGGATCACGTAAAAATCTCCAGTGCTTTGCGGGTGAAGGCGAGGCGTTCGGCCAGCCCATTGGCACCGCCGTTGATGCGGCGGCTTATCTTCTCCCACTCGCCGGCATCGGCCAGTGCGTTCAGGCCACGCGTCGACCAGAACCAGGCTGCAGAACGGCAGGCCAGCTCCGGCGTCTCCAGCAACTCAGGGTTGCTCAGCAGGTCGGCACCGAGCGCCTTGCCGCAGATGTCGTAATTGGTGCGGCCGGTGACCTGGATCAAGCCGCGACCAAGGTAGCGCACGCCGTCGCCTGCATGGATATTGCCGAGGTCTTTGCGGCCTTCGTAGCTGCGCTGGGCAGGTGTTGGCCCCCACAGTTCGCGCACATAGCGCAGCTGGCCGGATTCATGCGCCAGCTGGGCCAGGAAGCCTGCCATGCGCTCGCGGCTGGTGATGCTGAACTCGCTCATCGCGGAATTGAGTGGATTCAGAAAGCGTGTGGCGCGCTGGCCGGAGAGCGGCATGATCTGCTGCAGTTCTTCAATTCGCAGCATCGTCTTTCCCTTGCTTCTTCAGGCGCCCGACGATACCTACGAACAGCAGCGCCATGGTGATACCGTGCACGACCTCCTTGGGGATGGAGGCTTTCATGTCCTCTGGGATGAACATCCAGGCACCCTGAATGGCCATGGCCACGGTCATGCTCTGGACTGAGATCCACTTCCATGCCTGCTTCCAGTCATCGACAAGCTTCATGATTTCCTCACTGTTTGCTGAGCAGTTTCAGGATCAGATCGGACAGGTTTTTCTCCACGGCGTTGATCCGCTCCTGCAACTGGATCACGACGGTGGCGAACTTCGTTTCATACAACCGCTCGATCCGTTCGATTTCACGCTGGTTGGATTCCTCCATTCGGCGCATGTCGTCCTTGTCCGCTTTGTTGCGCAGGCTGCCCTTGATTTCGGAATGGGCATCTTTCAGGAAGTAGGCAAGGATCACGACGAGTAATGCGACAACGTACGGCCATGGTTTGTCGAAGTCAGGCATGGTGCGCCCTCTCTTTCATTGTGTGATGGGAGAGAACGATGCAGGCGATCAGCTCTGCATGTTCACAGAGACGCACGAGTACATGGTAAGGACTTTCCGGTGGATAGCCGTTGAGCCACCAGCCAAGGCCATGCAGGGCCATCAGAATGATGGAAATTCGCACGACGGGTTTGCTGGCGTTGGTGGCAATCAGGTAAGCCAGGAAGGCGACCGTCAGTTCCACCAGCGCGCAGTTCAGATAGAAATAGGCGTCCGGGATCGGCAGGAAAATGCCGCCGCCGACCACGAGGCATAGCCAAAACATGCGCAGATCACGCATGTTCAGCATCAGCGCCAGGGCCAGCATAACGCCGTACGAAATCATTTTTTCTTCGACTTCGCGGATGGGACGGTTGCGTCTTTCTTCGGTGGTGGTGGCGGTGGGTTGCCGTTGCCTGCGTGCAGTTTATACATGGCCTAACTCCTTCTTTTTATTGCGGTTGTGGAATGTTACTGTTGCACATTTTAGCAGCACGATTGGGAACTAATTACCCGGCGTAAATCTCGTGCCTATAATCGGCTGCATGGGATCGCTCATCTTCTGGGCCACATGGCTGGCCATCTTCTGCTTCTTCGCTCTGACTACGCGCCAGCAGCGCCGTGCATGGCTGAGCACCTTCTGGTGCCTGGCCTGCATCAGCCTGACCGGCTCCATGCTGTCAGGCCTGCTGACACAGGGATACATCACGCTCGCGTAGCAATCTGCCGTGCAATCATGTCTTGCTGCTGCTTCAGGCGTTTCACAATTCCCTCTTTCTGTTCGCCGGTCAGTTCCTTGCTGTTGATGGTGCGCTGGATCTGCTGGGTGATCTTCGACTCGTTGCGCTTGAGCGCTTCGACCAGGTGGTATTTGGCGATCTTCTCGCCCTCGGCGCGCTGGATGCGCTGTGCTTCCTCGATGTCACCGTTCTTGAGCGCATTGCGGTAGCTGTTGTAGGACTGCTCGATATCCTGAGAGGTCGAATACAGCATGTCCACATAGCGGCTCGTGTTGGTCGGTAGCTCTTCGGCAAACGATCCGGCGAAAGTTTTCAGGTTGGCCGGCAGCGCCTCGCCGCGGTCGATCACGCTGTGGTGCAGCAACCCATCCACGGCAGACGTGGCTAGCGTGCCGACGCCGGAGAAGTAGCCTTTGATCAGCGCGTCGATCTGCACTGGAGACAGCTGCTTCACGCCCGTACCGGCGACCAGGCTGAGCGGATCGACAAAGGCGCCGGACTTGCTCAGGAGTCGCGCCAGCTCGCTGGTGTTGTAGGTATAGCGGTCCTCCGGTCGCAGACGCTGCATGGCCATGGATTCGATTGGCCGGCCGGTAAAGGCATCCTTGTTCGAGTAGATGTCGATGAGCGGGCGGAAGACTTGCGGGATCGGGTTCATGGCTAGTTGGCCGTTGATCAGGTCACCCAGCTGGTCGGCGAAGCGCTTGCCGTTGGTGTTCTCCGGGTCGACCATCAGCGCGGTCAGGTGCTCAATGGCGGAACCGGCTGCGCCAATCTCGAATGGCTTGGGAATACGGTAGGCCACATCGCCGACCTTGAACCACCAGTAATTGTTGCGGTCGGAGTCAGTGCGCTTCTTGAAGTCGTCGTCATCTTTGTACGCCATCATCAGCGCCACCGAGGCCAGCGCCACCGCGCCAATCACCGCGCCCAAGCGTTTCGGATCATCGTTGTAGGCGCGGCCCAGCTTGTACAGACCTTGCAATCGGGCATTGAAGAACGGCAGCACCTGGTTCAGCGCGCGCACGCCAGCCCATGCACTGGATAGCCCGAAGTCCATCAGGTCGCGTGCTTCGAAGGAGGCTTCCAGGTGGCTCTTGCCTTCGGCGCGCAGCTTCTTGTACAGGGCCGCGCGATTCAGGTTTTCCGACAGGTCACCCAGTTCCTGGTAGCCGTGCCACAGCTTGCCGAGGAACGCCTGCATCTTGGCCTTGGTATCGAGGATGGTATCAGCCGGCACACCAGCATCGATCAGGCGCTTGACGTTCTCGCCGCGGTTGCCTTCCATAGTGGTTCCGAAGCGGAAGATGCCGCCGCCGGCCACCAGCTGCGCCATTTCCTCTTTGTTGCGCAGCAGCGAATAGCCATTCTTGATGTTGGCCAGCGGGTTGTAATCGGTCCCGGCCACGCCGATGGCGCCAATCGAGTCGCGAATCAGGTTGCGCACCTTGAAGCCCGGCAGGCTGGTTACGGCGCGGGTCAGGTAATTCTTGAAGGCGCTCATTACCTTCATGGCCTGGTTGTTATAGCCGCTGAACTCCAGCGCGCTGATGGCGGCCAGCAGGTGCTCGTCTTCCACCACGTGCCAGCGGTTTGCCCCGTTCTCCATGTAGGACACGGCCTTGGTCTGTGCCGACTTCGCCATGTCGCGCACGGTCGCCTCGTTGGCTTCCGTCGCGGCGCCGATAGCGGTGGCAGCATCCAATGCAGCCTTGGCGGCGCGGTTCTTGGCGCTGGCGGTCAGCAGGGTCGACCAGTTCATCAGCATGTTTTGCGTCAGGTCGCCTAGGTTGTTGGTGCCGCCCTTCAGTTTTTTGATGGACTTCTGGTTGACCAGGCCGGACTTGATCGACGGGCCGGTGACGCCTTCTTCCATGACGCGGTAGAACGGCACGTAGAAATCGGACTGCCAGATTTTGCGGGATTCAGGATCGATCAGGCCGGATTTCTCGGCGATGTCCAGCACCGACTTGTTGAGCTCGGCCACGTCCTTCTGGGCGCGCAGGTATGCTTGCTCGCGGCTGCTGCCATCTTTCATGGTGCCCTGGTTCAGCGTCGACAAGGCGCTGATGTCTTCATTGGTGAACAGGTTCTCGCGGCCTTCTTTCTTCAACTGCTCGGCGCGGCGTCCAGCCATCCACGAGAAGAAGCGGTCATGTTCGCCTTGCAGCGCCTGCATGGTTTCGATGAAGCCCTTTTTCGTGGTGTCGACCGTCATGCCGCCGTCGGCGTCCAGCTGCGGGCGGCCGTACAGCATCAGCGACTCCAGCGTGCCGTCAGCATTCTTGGCCATCCGCGCCAGCACGTAGGGAATCTTGCCTAGCTGGTCCTTGATCGGGGCGAACTGGTCAAGGATGCCGTACTGTAGTTTCTTCAGCGCGCCTTCCTTCAGTTCGGCCACCTTCTGCTTCATGGTCTTCTCGGTGTAGATGGCGCCGGACTTGCGCAGCGCGGCCTTCTGCGCGTCGGACAAATTCTCGGCCCACTTAGGCACCTTTTCCTCACCGGCCGGTGCTTGGCTGTAGCGGATGCCTTCTGTTGGGTCGGCCAGAATAGGGCGGCCGTCGGCATTGACCGGGCCTTTGTAATTGCGCCAGAATTCAATCTGCCCTTGCACATCCGGCGCCACCAGTTGGCCGCGGCTGTCGGTGATCGGATGACGTACACCATCCACCTCGACAGTGCGGTTGTCCGCTTCGTTCTGCGAAGCCAGCGCGGGCTCGGCGCGCGGTGCACGCTCGGCACTGGTACGGCCTTCCACGGCAGCCTGCTGCTGGCTGACCAGGGCGCGCACATCGGCATTGGTGACGCTGTCCACCGGCTGCTTGGTGATGGTGGCAATGAAACGCTTAACCGCTTCCACCACGCGGCCGACCACGCCGCGGATACCATTGCGGGAAGCTTCCGGCACGTTCACACCGTAGCGCTCGGACAGCCTGCTGAAATCGTCGTTCTGGATAGCGGCAGCCAGTTCGGCCACGGCCTCCTCAGTAGCCGTCTCGGTGACCGCTGGGCGATCTTTCTGAATGGCCTCGGCCAGTTGCTTCACAAAGCGGTTGGCGCCGGCCAGATTCAGCGCCTCGTTCACGCTCTTGTCCTGCAACATGCGCAAGCCACCATGGCCAACTACTTCGTGCGCTGCTACCCAGGCTGCGCGCTCAGGTGACGCAAGGTTGTCGGCGATCAGGTACACAGCCTTAGTCTGCGGATCGTAGAAGCCCTCGGTGCTACTGTCAGCGTCGACGCGAGCGCGCACTTCCGGTGGCAGGTCTTCGATGCTCTGGACGATGTTGGTGCGCTGGAAACCAAGCCACTTGGCGCGCAGGGCAGAAGTCGCTTTCGTCACATCGGCCGCTGTCATGCCGCCGGATGGTTTGGCTTCCGACTTGCTGATGGGCTCGGCCTGCTCGCGGTAGCCGACCACCTCGTAGCGGTCGTAACCGAGATCCTCGTTCGCCTCCGCGCGCCAGGTGATGCCATCGTTCAGCCGGTTGCGCTTGGCGACTTCCGCATTGGCATTGTTCTGCGACATGCCTTTACCGTACTGGCCCAAGTAGCGCTCGACTACTTCACCGGCTGGCTTAGATGGCTGTGCTGGCTGGGCCTCGGTTTCGGTGGCAGGGCGGCGCGCTGCGGCGCTTTCCTTGGCGCGGGCAATCTCAGCTTCTTGTCGGGCATAGCGCTGCTCCGTCTGCGGGTTGGTGGTGGCGGGACGCTTGCGCACTTCGGCGACCAGTTTTCCAAGCTGCTTGCCAGCGTCTGCCTGGCGGCCGGCGGCGATTTCTTTCACGCGCACGACATCCTGCTCGGTGACCTTGCCGGCGCGGACCTGGTTCTTCAGCGCGTTCCACTGTTCATCCCATGCCTGCCGCGCTGCCAGCTCGAAGTTGGCGACTTGGCGTGGAATCTCGACGCGCGAGACTACTTGGGACTCAACAGGCCGCGCGGCTTCTTCTGCGCGCGTTCCTTCTCGGAGTACGCGATGGCCACCGCCTGCTTCGGCGGTTTGCCCGCTGCGATTTCCGTTTTCACGTTCTCCTTGAACGCGGCTTTGCTGGCTGATTTCTTGAGCATGTTGCACCTCCGGTTGAGTGACTGCTGGCGCTGGGCGCGGCTTGCCGCCCTTGGCCATACTGCTGGCGCACGGTGGCGACGATGGAGCGTTCCTCCATGCGCGCCATGTCCAGTCGGTCGACCACGGCGCGCTCCAGCGCTGCTTCCGACGACATGCCGCGCTTCTGGTACGCCGCCGCATTCTCGCGCAGCTCGGTGATGGGCAGCTTACCGCCCAGCGACAGGCTGGCTACACAGGAACTAAAGCTCATGGCTTGCAATCTCCATCATAATTTTCATCAGGATGTCCTCTTCTTCGGCTTCATCCACATTTTCAATATAGACATTGTATTGCTTTTTAACACTGTCATAACGCTTGCCGAAGCGTGGGAAGGTGCGCCCGCGATCCCCACCACCTCCGCGGCCTTGCACGGGAGGCGGTTCTGGCACGAACGCCTGCGTGTCGAATTCCGCCCAGCCCACGTACGCACCGGATGGCGTGGACAGTGCATCGAACTCGGCCCAGCCGACATAGGCCCGGCTCGGCTGCGCCAGCACGTCGAATTCAGCAAAGCCGACGAAGGCGGTCATAGCGCCTCAAACTTGAACCGCAGATTGCTGTAATCAGTGATGCTGTCGCATTGCGTTGCCGTCAGAAACTGCTCGAAGACTGTGGCACTCATCGGCGTTGAAGCGTGCACCCAGCTGGCGATTTCTACCGCGCCCTGCAGAAAATGCACCGTCATCGGACCACCGTCATCGGTCCAGATTTGATAGCGCACCGCCTGCCCTGAACTGGTGCCAGGATCAGTTACAGGATTGAGCCTCACCTCAAACGACGACACCGAATCCGTGTAGGCGTAATCTGACGCCGACGGCACCGATTCGCCAATCATCGCTGACAGCGAAGTGCCAGTGGACGGCAGCCACGCGCCAGCGGAAATGTCGATGCGCGGGCGGCCGTAGCGCGGATCAGTTGGCAAGCCCTGTGACACGGTCGGCGCCAGCCCGCTGATGGTCAACTGGCCGGTGCCAGCAGTCACGCCCTGCGGCTGGGTGATGGACGGGGAAAAGCCCGTGATCGCCAGGCTGCCGACACCGGGGCTGACGGTCTGGTTGAACGTCTGCGCCACGGACGGTGCGAAGCCTGCCAGCGTCAGCACGCCCGTGCCTGGATTCACGTTGGTGGTGATGTTCTGCGACACCGTGGGCGCGAAGCTGGCAATGGTCAGGATGCCGACACCCGGGTTGACCGCTTGCGGCTGCGCAATGGACGGCGCGAAGCCGGTAACCGACAGCGTACCGGTGGCAGGGGAAACGGCAATCGGCTGCGCGATCAACGGCGCAAACCCGGTGATGGACAACGCGGCTGTGCCCGGCGTCACCGACTGGTTAGCGCTCTGGGCCACTGTCGGCGCCAGACCGGTCAGCGTCAGGACGCCAGTATCAGGGGTCACGGCATTGCCGCCAGTAGCAGGAGCGACTACCCACAGACGCCGCACCGGCCCCTTGAACAGCTGCCATGGATTATCGGCCAGCGCCTGTTGCTCGGAGTCGGACAATGTCCGGCTCCATCCTGCTGCCAGGACCATGCCACCGGAGGACCAGGCAGACCCGCCCGCGCCCTTGTGGCCGCCGACGCGCGTGTTACCTGTGGGCTGGCGCTGGGTGCCGCCTGCTGTGTTGGCCGTCTTGGCGCCATTCTGGAACACGGCGATGTTGTTGCCCGCGACCGAGGCGCCCATCACGAAGCCGGCCGCCAGCTTGCCAGCGGACATGGCCGTCGCGGTGGCGAAGTAGGGATTGTTGCTGGTGTCAAAAGTGATCAGCTCGGCCTTGCTGGCATTGATGCGGAATTGGAAGCAACGCGGCGAGCCGGTATCGTTGTCGTCATCCAGCGCATTCTGGATGGCGCTGGTGCTCATGCAGTTACCAGCCATCAGCAGTGAGTAGGCCGTGCCGGTCATCGGCGTAGTGCCTGTATCGTACAGGAAGGACGAAGTCTGCACGCCGCGGCCAAGCGGCGTATTGGTCAGCGTGGCAGCATTGTAGGCGGTGACGGAGTTGCCGCCGGATGTAAAGCCGAAGACGCTGCCGTTCTGGCCCTGCACATGGCAGAAGGCCAACCCGCGTGTGATCGGTTTGGCCCAGTCGATTTGCGCGCCTTGCTGGGGTTGCAGGCGTGCCGAGTTTTTCAGCGCGATAGCCATACTGGATTAGGTAATGTCGCCGGTAATGTCCATCGTGTAGCAGTCGTTGTCGGTGCCGGTTGCGGACAGCGCTGCGCCGGATTCGTTTTTTGCGATCGGCTTGGTGGCAAAGGGCAGTGAGCCGAAGACCTGCGCCAAACTGAAAATGCGCCGCTCGGAGGTGGTATTGCTGTTCAGTGGAACAGTGCCGACATAGGTCAGGTTCGGCTCGTCGGTCGTGGTGGTGCCGGAAGTCGGGCCGCTTTCGAAGTTGGTGCCGTCCAGGCTTTTCTGGGCAAAGATGGTCAGCTGCTTCAGACTGGATACCGTACCCGGCTTGCAGTAGACCTCGACCAGGCAGTCCAGTGGCGTCTTGCCGCCGCTATTGTGGGTGATGGTGCCCAACACGGCGTAGGTAGCCGAGGCCAAGGAGGTGAGCGCGGCCGATGCGCCGGAGAGCTGGGTACGGCTGCCTTGTGCGTTCTTGACGGTGCTCATGCGATGACTCCGCTATCGATCAGGTCGTAGATGGTGACAGGCGGCAGGCCCAGCTGCTCTGCGCGACTGGCGGCGACGGTGGCTTCGGCGATCAGGTCGGCGTGCTCATCGGCCGTGATGACGCCTGCAACGATCCAGGCATCGAACATGGCGCGCACCTTCGGCTGGTCGATATGGATGGTGCCGGCCGAAATGAACTCATCGCGCACCACCAGGCAGGAGGCGCGCACGGCAATATTGAGTGCCCTGTTCTCCGAGGCGTCCACAATCTTGGCGTAGGGGCCTGCGGCCGCCCAGATTTTGGCGGTCCCGGAAGGCAGCGGCTTGACCATGGAGCGGGTCGGCGCGTTGAGCAGGTCGGCCACCAATCCTGGACTGTCCGGCAGGTACTGGGCATAGCCGATGGCTTCCGGGTCGTTGCGCACCTCGGTGCCGAGGGTTTGCAGTTGTTCTGGCGTCATCTCGGCTCCGATCAGGCAATCGTCAGAATACCGGAGGCGTTCTGCGTGACGGTCAACGTGTTGCCGCTGGTGGTCGCCGGGATATCGGTCGGCGTGGTATCACCCAGGAAGTGGCCGACGATCGGATTCACCTTGCTGTTCAGCGTGCCGCTGTAGTAGATCACGGCGCGGCGCCACGCTGGAATCGAGCCGCCAGAGGCGGTCCAGGTAGCCGGATTGCTGGTGAACTTCACGGTGCCGGAGGTCTGCGTCAGGGTGACGCCCGTCAGCGCCACGCCGCCGGACGTGTAGCCGTTGCCATTGGCGATCTCGTTAGCCGACACGTCCGCAAAGACTTCATCAGTCGAATTGGCGGGAGTGTAGGACGAGGTCAACAGCGCCATCTTGAAGTTGGCCGCGTTCGCGCCGATCAGGTTGGTGGCGTTGACGAAATTAAGCTTTGCCTTATCCGGGACGACATAAGCGCCTGATGCCATGGTATTACTCCTTTGGTTTGACGGTGATAGTGACGCCGCTCATGCGGCCGTTTTCATCGCGGTGAATCACCGCTTCCAGAACTTTTTCAGGCTGCTTGGTGACCGCTTTGGCGATCACTTCCGCGCTGGCGGCCATGATCAGCGCCGACTTTCCCAGCCTGTCGGCAACATCATTCATGGTCGCCTTGACCTGGTCCGCATCAGATGGCGCGCGCTGGGGTTCAGGTGCTGCCTTCTTGCTGCCGTTCTGCGCCGCGATCTCGGCGCGGGTCATGGTATGCATGTCAGCCCCTGATGCACTTCAAGAGTGCTTCCAAATTGGTGATGTCTTCGCGCACGCTGGCGAGTGCCTTGTCGGCGCCCAGCTGCACGGTTTCATAGCGGTTCTCGTCCTGCACCCAGACCTCGTGCGGCACCTTGACGCGGCGCATGAAGGCGACCGGGATATCCGAGCCATCGTCTTCTGGAATATTTTCTGGAATATTTTGTGCCGTCTTTTGTGGTGCGCCTTCAGCCGTCTCCGCGCTAGGGAACTCGTGCACTTCGTCCAGCAGCTTGGCGATCGGCGCATTCAGCTGGATGGCCTTGACCGGCTGGTCATTGGCCAGCGCCGCTAGCCACTGGTGGTGGCCGTCCAGCACATAGCCGTCCGACGACACCAGGATCGAGCGCTCGCCACCCTGATAATCCTGCGCCTGCCGGACCTTGGCTTCGGAAAATTCCTGCTGGGTTGGCTTCAGGCTGGCAGCAGGGATTTCGCGCGCTGGCTCATGTGTGATTCCGCGCGCTGCCAGAAACTGTGTCAGCGCGCCACGCGCTTCAGCCTTCACCTGTGGCATGACCTCGCGCGGTACGCCCAGCGAGCCGGACTGCGGTGAGAAAGTATTCCATTCGCCGTTGACGCGGCGACCGGTGATGCGGCTCAGTGCGGCAGCAGTCCGGGCCGCGGCTTCACCTGCGCCAGTTGCAGTAGCCGGAACAGATACAGCAGGTCCGCTGGCACCCGCGCCGCCGGGTTCTTCAGCAAGCGGCGCGCCCGGCGTACGTCCTGCCGCTTCAGCAGGTTGCAGTTGTTGAGGTACTTCAGCGCCAGCAATCCGTTGTTGTGGCAGCGGCTGTGCATTCTGTAGTTGATTTGCAACATTCGTCGCTTTCGGTGGATGGGCATCGGCCAAGTCTTCCAGCGTGTTCTCGCCCGTGCGGATACTGCGCAGCGCGCGCATACGCTCATTGCCGGTGACACCTGCCGCATCAAGGATGGCGCGGGCCTGCGTCACATCGGGATTCTGCGCCTCGGTAATCCGCGACTGGCGCTGCTCCTGCGCGCGCTGCATGGCCAGCTGCATGGCCGTTGGCTCAGCCTGGTTGAAGCCCTGTGCTTCGGTGATAGCATTGGCCTGTTCAACCTGCTGAGTGCGCTGCTGTTCCAGCATGGCGGCCGATTCCTGGCTGCGGCGTGCAGCCTCGGCGGCATCGTATTCCGTCTGACGGCGCTGGCTCTGCTCGGCCAGGTAGGCATCCCATGCCTTGCCCACCTCGTCGGCTTTCTGCGCTTGGTATTCCGGCGTGCCCTGCTCAATGGCGCGGTTGGCTACGGCGATGGCATCATTCACCGACTGCGCCTGCAGCACATCGTTCTCGGAAACCTGCTGTTCTTGATAGCCATACAGGCGCGCTCGTGCGGCAACACGCTGGTCTTCTGGCAGCCCGGCAATGAAACTGTCGGCATCTGACTGGCGCCCAACCGAGCCATCGGGGAAGACCAGGAGCGGGTCGGGTTTGTAGCCAAGGCGCTGTGGCTCGCCCTGAACCGCTTCCGCAGCTTGTGCGGCGGGATGACCATGCAGCGCAGCACCAGCGACACTACCGAATAGGCCGCCAGCCAGCAAGCCCTGCGCCGCCTGCTCGCCGACGCCTTCCAGCAGCGGCTTGTCGAGCGCGGCATTCTGCCAGATTTGTTCCTGGATCGACTGCGGCAGTTCTTCGAACACGCCTTCGGAAACGCCGCCTTCGATCAGGCGACGGATCACGCCTTTGCTGCTCTGCACTGGCGCACCGGAGTTGACCAACGCCGTGTCGATATCGCCGATGCCCAGCTTGTGCGCAATGCGGCCGCCGACAGCACCAAAGATACCGGTGCCGATGCCGGAGCCCAGCGCGGAGAGCGCTTGGCCGGCCGTCAGTTCGCCGTTTTCATTGGCCTGCCGGATCTGCTCTGCCGCCTGGCCACCACCGACCACGCCTTCCCCCGCCGCTGCGGCACCCACTTCGCCCAGTCCCAGGCCGAGACGGCCAGCGCCAGCGACCAGGCCGCGGCCAACCGCGCCGCCAGCCAGCATGGAAGGAATCGACTCGACACCCGTCTGCACCAGCGTGCTGGGGTTGGACACCATCGCGCCGATCGATGGCAGGAAGCCTTTGGCCTCGGCCACGCGCTGGTTGGCGGCCTGCTGCTCAGGGGAATACAGTTCGTTCAGCGCAGCCTTGGCCTCCTTGGGGCGGAATCCCAGTTCCTCGGCCGCCTTCCCAGCGTAGCCGCCGGTCACGATATCAGCCAAGCCGACCGCTGTTTCCGGCACGCTGATGGCGCCTTTCAGTGCTGAGATACCGATATCGCCCGCGCGGCGCAGTAGGCTACTACTTTCCTTGGGTGGTTCCGGTGCACGCTGGGGCAGGATGGAACTGAGGATTTCCGTAGAATTGTAACCCGCCTTGCGGGCCGCCCCCAGGTCGAAGTCGAGCAGCCCTTTCTTTTGCAGGCCGTTCAGGATGTCATCATCGCTGTAGCCGGCACTCCGCGCTGCATCGTAATCGAAGTTCAGGTCCATCTCATCCCCATGTAGTTGCGTTAATGCACTGCTTCGTGCAGCTTATCAGAGCGTCCGGCTCTTCGCGGCTTGTTGCTGCTGAAGAAGATCATTTAGCCGCGCCACTTCCGCCTGGTCACCTCGGTTGTTTGCCGCCGTCAGGTCACGCACCGTGTTGTTGATGGCGATGTCCAGCGCACGCACCGCCTGCTGTCCAGGGCTGGCACGTTCTGCAGGCGCTGGTGCAGCACCTTGGCCCAGTGGATTCGGCACCGTCGTGGCGCGCGATGATCCACCGGAACTGCCGCCACCACCGGTGCGGAAGTCGTCAGGATTGAACGGTTTGCTCGGCGCTTCCGAACCTTCCAGCCCAGCACCAGAGAGTGCGGAACGGTAGCGGCGCGCTTCGGTGCGGGCGCTGTCGAGCTGGCGCTGGATGACCTGCTTCTGTTCCGGCGCCAGCAGCGGGTCGGCAATGTCCTTCGACAGCTGCTTGATATCTGACTCGGCACCGCGCAGCGCATTCGCGGTGGCGGCGCGCTGCTCACGCTCAGCCATTTGTTCTGAACGCGCATCTTCCTTGCCGGCACGCGCCTGCTGGAATGAGAGTTGCGCAGCCGCCAGGCGGTCAAGGCGATCCTCTCGGCGCTGGTTGTAATCATCGATCTGTTTCTGGCGCTGTTCCTGCAGGTCAAGGCGACGATTGGTATTCGTGTCACTAGCTTCCTGGCGCTTGTTGCTGACTTCAGTCTGCAATTGCGAGCGCGTTTCCTTGGCTGCATCCAGATAGCCCAGGTTCTCGGCCGCTGTAGCGCGCGCTTCCAGATCGCTCTGGCGCGTTGGGCTCAGCAGGCCATAGGCTTGCCGTGCAGCCTCGTTGCCGCGTAGCGCCTGCACGTCTTCTGCCGTGGCGTTTGAGCCGTATTTGGCATTGATGGCGGCGGCATCGGACTGGTTCTGCAGGCGCTGGGTTTCGGCCTGAATGTCCTGCCCCTGCTGCACACCGGCTTGGCGCTGGCGCGCCGCACGGGCTTCGTCAATGCGCGCCGTCTTCTCTTCTTCCAGCTGCGCGCGCTGCTGTGCCAGACGTTGCTCATCCAGTACACGCTGGTCTTCCGCTGCACTCTGGGCCAGTCCGCGGCCAGCGCCAGCGATGCCGCCCAGTAAAAGTCCCAAGCCTGCCATTTAAGCCTCCGTTGCTTCTGGCTGGCCACCGCCCTGCGCCTGGCCGGCCGCCACCGTTTGATCGACCTGCTGCTGCGAGATACCGAAGCGCTGCAGCGTTTTCATCACCGTGGCCTTGGTCGCCTGCGCCACCAGATCATCGGTAACCTGGCCATCGCGGGTTTTCTCCCAGTAGTCCAGCGCCTGGCACATCAGGGTGACGCAGGCCAGCCCAGCGGCCGGGATGCTCATCCGGCCCTGGCTCTCGTTGTAGATGATCATCATCAGCTTCGAGATGCCGTCGGCGACGTTGTCTACGATATCGCCCTGCGCATCGAGCTGCTGCTCGATCAGGTCCGAAGTTTTGGGATTGAACATCACGTCCATGCCGGCCAGCACGATCGAGTCGTAATCCTTCTTCAGGTCCGGCGGCACCTTCTCTTCGATTCCCTGCTCGACTTGCTGCAGGATCGGATCGCTCAGGTTCTGCGCAGAAGCGCCTTGTGGTGCAGCCTGCTGTGCGCCGCCTGCTGCGGCATCGTCTTGGGGTGGAGTCAGAAGACCGGCCATATTAACCTCGCTGTGGAGTGAGCAGGCCGGTGCCTTGGCCTACTGGGGTAACTTGCTGGAAACGGACAGTTGGCTGCGCAGAGGCATTCGCCATCGCTGTGTTGTATTTCTGCTGCTCCAGGTTCTGGCGCTCGCGCTCAAAGGCCAGGCGCTGTTCCTGCGACCAGCCTTCCATCAGACCATTGGCGGCTTGACCACCAACCTGCAGCAACTTGTTTTTGGTCGCTTCGGACAGACCGCCCCACCATGCCGACAGGCCGGAAGCGGAAGTCGAAGCCGGTGGTGCGATGGCCGATGCCACGGAGGTCAGTGGCGCGCTAGTCGCGGCAGTCTGGCCAATTCCCAGCCCTTCGCTACCGGTGGCAAACGAAGCCTGCGGCGAGGCGCCTAGCGCGCTGCTGGCCTGCGGCGTCGCGCTGAGCAAGCCGCCCGTGCTGCCGCCTTCTGCTGCAGCCGCGCCGCCAAGGCCCCCGGTTGCACCAGCGCTGCCTGCGCCTTCCAGCGCAGAGCCGACCGCTTCGCTGCCTTCCAAGGTGCCTGCAGCGCCGGAGATGCCACCGGCCGATGCGCCAGCGCCTTCTGCTGCCGTGCCTGCGGTGGAGGCAGTTGCGGCACCCGTGCTGGCCGCTGCTTCCGCGCCGCCGAAGATGCTGGAGGCGGCCGAGGCTAGACCAGCACCCAGGCTCATGCCGCCGCCCAGCTAAAGTAGTTCCTTGCTCTTGGTGATCTTGCCTACAACGGTGGTAGCCAAGCCGACCATGGCGACGGTGGAGGCAGCGATAGCGCCTGTGGCGACTGCGGCTCCGGCAGCAACGGCTGCGACTGCGACAATGGGCATGGTTAGCTCCTTATTTAATGTTCAGTTTATCAAGGCTGTACAGCGTCCAGCTGCCTTCCTTGCCGGTTTCGTAATAGCCGAGGCGCTTCAGGAAGCGGTCATCGGCAGCATTGCCATCGGTGCGGGTGACCAGGTAGCCGAGACGCTCCAGATTGGCAGTCAGGTAGACCCGGATCACGTGGCGCGCATGGCGCAGCGCGTTTTTTTTCGACAGCGACATGTGCGTCTCGTGGCCGCGGCGAATATACACGCCGATCGCCTCGTCTCCCAGCATGATCGGCTCGATATCCCAGCCATGCAGACTGTTGCCGTAGGCGGCGCGCGTGATCGGCACTTCCGCCTTGATCTGCTCATACAGCTTGTCGATCCAGTGTTGACGGTCCATGGTCATTGTCCGTAGGTGCCTTGGTAATCAGGATTGCTATTCACGGTCGCTGGCGGTGCGCCGTTGATACTGCCGGCTGACTGGAGATATTTCGACAGGTCCAGCCCGCTGACCTGGCCGATGGCCTTGAGCGTCTGCTGCATAATCGCTAACTGGTTGTCGACGGCGGCCTGCTTGGCGGCGGCATCCATGTCCTTGCTTTGCAAAATCTGCGACACAGCCTGTGCGTATTGCGCATAGATGTTGGCCGCGCTGATGTTCGTTTGCAGCAGTTGCCGGTTGTCGGCGTCGATCTGGGCCAGCTTGGTTTTCGAGTCTGTATCCATGTTGGCAAGCGCCTTCTGGGTATCAGACTGCAATTGCTGGAGTTGCATCTTGTTGGCGTTCTCCGAATCGGCGATCGCCTTCTGTGCCGCGATCTGCTTGTCGGCCACCGACATTGTGGTGCTGGCCTGAATCTCTGCCAGACGCTGGGACAGGCTGGCCTGCTGGCCAGCGAGGTTGGCGGTATTTTGCGCGGCGGCATTGAACTGCGGTGCCGCATTTGAATACTGTGCATTGGCAGTATCGGCATTCGCGTAGGTCGAGGCATTCTGCTGCGCCAGCGGGAGCGCCGTGTTCAACACCGCCTGCTGGCCCGCTTCCGCTGCGATGCTGGAGTTCAGCAGGCCGCGGCGATTGGCGGCGGCCTGCGCCTGTGCCTTGGCCTGGTCGGTCAGCTGCGAGCCGGTCGCCGTAATGGCGGACAGCTGGTTCGACGCCAGCGACTCCGGCGAAACGGTCTGCTTGGTCGGATTATAAGTCGCCACCGCTGCCGTGGTGGGTACGGTCGTCGTCGCCGCTGCCGCAGGATTTGATGCTGTCGGCGCCTGCGGCGTCAGCAGACCGCCACCCGTGGAGCCGGTGCCCGTTGCCGGTACCGCATCGCCCCAGCGCGCGCCGGCCGTGGTCGGATTCAGCATGTAGTCATAATCCTTGGCCGACAGGCTGGTGCCTTTTTCCTTGTTGTAGTCGGCCACCGCGCTATTCAGATTCTCGATGTAGCGTGGGTCGGTCAGCACGGTCTGGCCATTGTATTGCTTGGTCTGGAAGTCTCCAGTGCTTTGCTCGGCCATGGCTTACTCCTTCTTCAGTTGTGCGCGCAAGGCGACTTTCTGTTCGATGATCGATGCCACGCGCGCCTGGTCGCCTTCGCTCAGCGGATGGATCAGCTTCATGTCCAGCCGCTCTAGTTCGGCAAGGATCGGCGCATTGTGCTGGGCAAGCGTCTGAGGATTCTTCAGCAGCAAATCGGCGTCCATCTGCGCCTGATCGAATACCAGCGTGTCGCCCTGGCGAACCATGCCCCCCAGCGTGATCTCTGGCAGCGGTCCATCAATGCGCTCATCCCATAGCACGCGTGCCGGGTCGAAGTAGCTGCCGCTCTCGGTGACTTCCACCAGTTGCTATCCCGCATAGGGATCATTGACAAGTAATTGGCTCATAGCACTTTCAGCTTTCGGATAGAGAACATGGTGGCAGCTTGTGCATTCACAGCATTGGCTGGCAGAGTACAGTGTGGTCGGATAACGTCACTAGCTACTAATCTCTGAACACGCGAAACTGATCCGAAAGTCGTCGCTGTTGCAACACCAAGCCTATTTGCGGCAGTAATCAGTTCAATGGCGGTTGAAAGCTGAGCCGAATTCAAAGAAATACCAACATAGGTATCCACGCCAGAACCACCGCCTTGGCCAACAAAAGTCATGGCATAAATGCCATCTTCATTAATTGTGAATGAAGCACCCAAGGTAGCGCTGTCCGCATAGGTGATAGCACTACCGGTATTGGTTTGTGTTGTCGTAAAGCGCCGGATCTGGGTGTTGGTTGAGCCAAACCCATTGCCGGTATTGACCACCACTTCGCTGACGCCAGACTCTTGCAGTATGATTTTTGAGAAACTAGTACCGTTGCAGATCAGGAGGATAGCAACACCTGCCGCCAGCACGAAAGTCGCAGCGCCATCGATGGTTTCCGCGCCGTTCGGGTCGATCGTGATAGTGCCGGTGCCGAAATTGTTCAGGTAAGCCAACCACCCAGATCCCAGCGTTGCGGCAGCACTCAAGGTCTGAGTGAATGTGCCGCTGGTGTATTTGATCTCCTTGCCCGTGTCGGCGGCAACTAAAATGCTGTTCGTCGTGCGCACGTCTTCAATCAGCGAGAAGGTAGGTGGCGGCGACCAGTTTCCATCACCGCGTAGGAACTGCGACGTACTGCCTGAGAGTTTCGGCAGCCAGCCGTGTGCCAGCGTGGTGGAATTGTTGGTGGTGAGATCGGTTAGGATAAAAGTTGGATCATTAGCGCGCACGAAATTGCCAGTACCAGTCGTTGTGGCAACATCCATGCCGGTAGCCAGTGCATTGATTACCACCACTTTTCCAGCGTTACCGGCCAAGTCCGGCATGCGGCTAAATCCGACCTGGATCTTGTCCAGTTCTGCGCGCATCGGCGCCGACGAACCCAGTGAACCAAAAGCCGGGTAGCCAGTATGCGAATAGTATTCAGTCGATGCCATGGTGTCCTTACCTCAATAGGCGTTGAGCGGTGTAGTGGATGATTGCGCTGTTGAGCGTGATCGGCTGGAAGGCATCCGACATGCCCCCGAAGTACAGCGACAGGTTCTCGGCGGTTCCATACAGGTCGGCCTCGTTCGGGAACAGCGCCAGCCCATCCCAGATGAACTGGTCCCAGCTGAAGCTGTCCCAGTTGAAGGGCGAACTGATGGTCGTCAGCAGTTCAGTAGGATTGGCAGAGAACTCGGCCGAGCCATAGCCGATGGTGGATGACATGTTGAACTGCGCGTAGCCCAGCCCGGTGACTTCGACCGCCGCCTTGCGGAAACGCTTCAATTGCCGCGGAGAGTTGAAATGGTTGAAGGTCAGGTTGGCAAACCAGTTGATCGCCTGCCCGTCGAACGACGTGCCGATCTCGGCCTGACGCACGTAGCCATCGGTCGAGCCGAAGTAGATTTCTTCCTGCCGGCTGGCGCCTTCCATCGAGCTTATGCAGGTCACGTCATGCGGAAACGACATCGTGGTCATGCCCAGCAGCTTGCCGCCGCCGAAGGTGACGAAGACCGCTTCATTGTCCGAGAAGAACAGGCGATACTGGCTTTTTTTGCGGCTGATACAGGATGCGGACGACATGCCGACCTTGCCGTTCAGGTAAGTGTTGATCTTGTCCGACTCGGTGGCCGTGACGAAATTGCCGAACTTCTGGGTGGTGGCCAACGAACTGATGCCTCCCGTGTCGAAACTGTAGACGCCGTTGATCAGCTGGATGGTGTAGGCCTCGGCGCCGACCTCATAGCTGTACGGGACCAGGTTGAAGTCGGACGAGTCGTTGCCATACAGGACGAAAGTGCGGTTCAAGGTCTTAGCCACCAGCGCGCCACCGGTATCGCAGCCCGGTACAGACAGCAGATTCGTGATCGTGTCACCGCAGCCGAATTCGCCAGCGCCCAGAATCGGGCTGAAGGAGTACGGCTCGCCAGGGCCGGAGAACTGGATACTCGACTTGAACGAGTAAAACAGCGCATTCTTGTGGATCTGCATGTGGCTCGGCGCATCGGGCGTCATGCCGCTGTGGATCGGCACATACACGGTGCCGTCGAACTCGAAGCCAGGATTGACCCCGTCACAACCATACATACGCTCGGTGTTCTGCTGCGAGCCGAAGTTCCAGTTGTCGAACTCATAGCGACCGTTGGGCAGCAGGGTGATCGCAGTATCTGCGCTGGACGCACTGACGCGCGCGGTGCCCCCCACACTTAGCGCCTCGCCATTGACGAATGTGCCGGTCACGCTGGTGAAGACGATACTGCCGGCCGGCGAGCCGGTCCAGGTGCTGGAGCGCAGCAGCACGCGCTGAGCCACGCCTGTAGCACCGGAGGTCAGCCCGGTGATGGTGTCGCCATCGTTGATCTGGGTCGCAATCAGGTAGGCTGTCTGCGTGCCGGACTGGGTGCCAGTGAAGTTGATCGGCGTACCGCCAGCGGTCGCCGCCACACCGAAAGTATTCGCGGCCGGCGACACCACAAAGTAGGGAATGCCAGCACTCAAACCGGTAGGTAATGCGCCATCAGTCTGGAAGAACACGCGCTCGCCTGCGGACAGGCCGTGGTTGTTCCAGGTGACGATGCCGGGCGATGAGATGGTGAGCGTCACGGTGGACTGGCGCTGCACGAAGCTGATCTCGCGGCCCAGCGTGATTGCCGACCAGCCGCTGCTAGTGGCGACATACATTACGGCAGCCGTGCCTGCGGCATTGTTGCGGAAGGCGTAGACCTTGCCACCATACTGGTGCACGCCAAGCACGCGGCCGGAACCCGGCAACTGCCCGATCAGCGCGCGGTAGACATTAGCTGCCAGCGCGGTGTAAGCCGCATGCAGCGCGGCGGTAGTCGCCGAGTTCTCCTGCTGCGCGCCGGTATTGGTGCCAACCAGCGTGCGCCGACGTACAGGTTGCCGGTGCTGAACTGGCCGACCGTCTTGGTCAGGACCAGGTAGCCGGTGCCGACGGCAATCACGGTGCCGCTGACGGTGACTGCTAGGTTGTTCACCACATCGCCTACGTTCACGGTGCCAGTCAGCGTTACGGTCAGGATGGAATAGACGGCGTTCGATGGTTTGAACTGTCCATCGTAGCGCTCATATCCGGCTGCCGTGGCATAGCCGCCGCGCACGCCGATTTCCACATTGACACCAAAGCGCAGGCTGCCATTGAAGCGTTCGATCGGAGGCGTGACGAGATCCAGCCCACCATTGAAGGGGAAATACTGGGTTGCAATCGGTGGCATTTTCACTTGCGTTGCCATGTTCCCTCGTCAGGCCAGTGGTTGGCGCGAATTGAAGCGCGGCAGCTGCGTGCGCTCCATGCGGTGCAGCATCTTCTTGTACAGGCGCTCACCGTCGGCGAACACTTCCGAGGCGCCAGTAAAGCGGCCATACTTCATCATGGCCAGGTACACCGGAAGCATGTGATATTCGGACGGGTACTTCGGATACTCGGAGTCGGCCACCATCTCGGTGGCATTACGGTGATACTAGCCGGAGACGCGGTACACATCATTCGGCAGCGGCCCGATCAGCAGCTCGTTCTGGTTGCCAGTGGTCCAGTGAATCGGGCGGCTATTGGTCTGTGGCCGCGTGTTATACAGCACGTACCAGGACTCGTAATCGATGTAGTTCAGTTCGATCTCGTCGTTCACGCCGGCCGTCAGGTTGTAGCACTTGACCGTGCGCTGGCGCCACTGGCGGAAATCGTTGAACGGCGTCAGGCAATCAGCCGGTGTATAGCTTGCATCGCCCACCACCGTGTTCAGCGCAAAGTTACCTACCATGAATTTCCAGGTGTCGTGCTCCTGCTGGATTTCCTCGTCGGCCTCAGCAATCCAGTCCACGATGCGCTTGTACTCACCGGTCTGATTCAGCACGGTGGTCGGGCCTGTCCCAGCACCCTGTACCTCTTGCCGCAGGCGCTGTGCCAGTTGCAGGAAGGTTTTGCCGGGATTGCCAGAGGTGGGGATAACGATCGTCATGGTTTAGCCCGGTTCGAAGATTTCGTAAGCCACGGTCGAGGTATCGGTGCCGCTGCTGCTGGTGATGGTGAACGAGACGCCGGCCGAGCGCGCGGAAACGCGCAGGAAGCCTGGCGTTCCGCCGTCAGCGTTGCTGGTCAACTGGATGCGGCTGCTGGCGGTGATACTGGTATTTGCCACTACGGCCGAACCAGCGGTCAACGTGGCGACGCCTTGCTTGGCATTCGATCCTTCCTTCACGCGCAGGCCGGAACCAGCCACGCTGGTGGAGATATTGCCGGATGCGGTCAAGGTGCTTACCGTCAGCGCGCTGCCATCAGCTGGATCTTCCAGCAGGATGTCGTTGACCTGCACCGTGCCGGAGATGTTGGAGCCCGTGATGCGCAGCGCATAGCGACCATCGGCAGCGTAGAAAGCGAAATCGCCTAGCGTGCCGGTAACAATCGGATTGGTCTGCGGCGTCACGCCATTGTCGGAATAGATCGTCGCCACCACCAAGCCGGGATAGGTAAGCACCTGCACCGAGGCACCCGGCAGCACATTGCCCTTGGCATCCGTCAAATTGTTCTGGTACTTCTGCATGATGCTTCCCTATCTCGGTTGTCGTTCGATCAGCCCTTCTGGGCCAGCGTCCACTTCAGCCAGTCATTGCCGCGCGGATTATCGTCGCGAATCACGGAGAAGTCGTATTTAAGTGCGGTGTGCGGGACGTTGACGATCTGGCGGATGCCTTCTTCGTCCATGATTTCGCGCTGGGTGTAGCGGGTTTCCTTCATGCGCAGCATGTGGTCCACGATGTAGCGCTTGACGGTCTTGGTTTCGCCGCGGCGGAAGAACTCCAGGCGCCCGTTCACGTTGATCTCGAAGACCTGTTCGGCATTCAGATCGGTGGTGGTGGCGACCTTGATGGTGATCATTTCTTCGTTGAAGCGCATCATGTAGTGCCATTCCTGGTCCATCGGGCTTTCCGCAATCTGTTCCAGCTTCAGCTTGTCCAGCGCGGTAGCAGCGTCGCCCGTGCTGCGCATGACGCGCTCATTCGATTCGCCGATTGGCAGCTGTGACATAGGATCGGTTTCGCCGGTCGATGCGACTGGGTTGTTGACTGCGTCATTGCTGCGCGGGGTAAGACGTGCCATGTGTTTCTCCTAAGGTGAGGATGCCGCCCGAAGGCGGCGTTTGAATCAGACTGCTTATGCGACTGTGTCACTGTACGGGGTCGCGGCGCCCGAGCTGGTCACGCTGCCACGGACGGCGTACGTGTTGGCTGCGATGTCCTGAATTTCGATGTAATCGCCGATGGCAGCGCCACCAGTAGTCGTACCGTTCAGGGTGATGGTGTCGTCGGTGGCACCAGGCGACCAGCCACGCAGCGCACCAGCCGATGCACTGTTGGTCTGCAGGATCGTGCCTTTAAACAGGGTCGTGCCAGCAGGCGGCTTGAAGAAGTAGCTGTTGGTGTTCACGGTGCCGACGATGAAGCGGTAGATAGCGCCACTGCCGGTAGCCAGCGGAACGGTCACGGTCAGCGCCGAGGTCGAGTTCAGCACGATGGTGCGGTTCTCGTGGATGCGCTCATCCAGGGTCAGCGACGCGGTAGCCGAGACGTTGCGCTGCGAGACGGTAGTCATGCGCAGCAGCGAGCCGGAACTGGCGATGATTTCCTGGCCGTTGAACAGGATGTGACGCAGACGCGCGCCGCGCAGGAACATCAGTTCGCGGTCGACGCAGAAGTTGTTGGCACGACGTTGAAGCATAGCCATAATTTTTCTCCTATACGGACAACAGCCCCGAAGGGCTGAGCGTGGGTTTCGATTAAGAATCAGGAAGACTGCGGACGATCCGGCAGGGTGGAGACGTTGACGAACAGCGAGGTCACACCGGAAGCGGCCCAGGCCGAAGTACCAGGGGTCCATGTTGCAGCCGATGGCGCGGTGCGGATCAGGGTATAGCCGATCGCCACGAAGTCGTCTGGGATCACCGGGAACTGCGGCAGCACATTGAAGGCGCCAACCGTGGTGGTCACGCCAGGCAGCGTGTCGGTAATGGTGCCCTGCACCAGCTGAATGGCGCCGGCAGCGTTGACGCCCCACACCAGCACGGTAGCTTTGTTCGGCGCCAGCGATCGGAACGCCAGACCGGTATTCACATCGGTGGTGGGCGATGCGGTATTGGTCTGTGCGGTCAGCACGGTCGCCCACTTGCCGCGGATCGCAGCATTGGTAGATGCGGTAGTCGAGTAGGTGGAGGTAGTGCCAGCAGCGAGCCCTGCGTTCGCAAAGCTCATCGTGACAGACTTGAAGTTAATCAGGTTATGCATGATGGTTCCTTTTCACTTCGATCTGATGAGAATCCCCGCCGAAGCGGGGACACGCTATGCGTTAGGACAGCAGGGTGACTCCAGCCTCAATGACACCGATCCATCCCGGGTTGGTCACGACAGCCGCCGACCAGAACATGGCACCCACGTAGCCGCGCTGACCGAACGGATCTTCCTTGGTCTTCTGCTTGGCTGGGATATGGGTCACGTCGAAGTTCGCATTCAGTGCCAGGTCGTTCACGCAGTCTTCTGCGCAGACGATGAATGGATACACGTCGATGTTCGAACCGGTGGTCGAGAACAGGCCGGTCGAGCCAACCGATGCGCCGGCATCCTGGTAGGCAGCCAATTCAGGCGAGGTGATGAAGCGGAAGTTGTTCATCGAGCCGAACTCGAACTCATTGATCGGCTGACGGTTGGCGTACTTCGCCACCGGCACGAAGTCTTCCAGGCGGCGGATGTCGTGCTCGCAGTCGGTATGGCAGAACACGATGTACGAAGCCTCGATGGCGCTGGTGTCGTAGGCTGGGCCTGGCGCCAGAATCTTGGTCTTCATGCGGCCGTGGTTGGCCTTCAGGGTACGCGAGATCAGCGACAGCTGGTTGTAGCTGATGGTGGCCGACACGGTGGCGCGGGAAGTACCGCCGGAGTATTGCACGGTGCTCGATGCCTTCATCACGCCATAGCGAATCAGTTCGCGGACTAGCGGCATGCGCTCTGCGGTCTGCATTTTCTGATCGTTCGGGATGTCATCTTCGTGCAGGTCGGCCGCTTTGTCGGTGTAGCTGTACAGGCAAGCGTACTGCTGGATGGTGACGGTCACGTCGCGGTAAGTCAGCGACTCGGCCTGCGGGGTGACACCTTCCTGCACCTGGTGAGTGGCAGGAGTGATCGACCAGCGGTTGATCGTGTTGGCGTTGGTGGTGCTGCCGCCAGTTGGAATGCGCGCGCGGTAGATGATGTTGTCGCCGCGATTCTTCGGGAACGGCTTCATCGCGCAGCCAAGGGCCAGAACTTCCACGGGCTCAGCGATGCGCAGCATCTCGCCCTTGATAATGTTAATCCGGCCGGCTGGCGAGCCGTAGGTTTGAATATTTTGCGTCATGATGCTCACCTTTTATGGAGAGGGCGAGGCGCACCACGCTGGTAGCCCAGCATGATTTCTTCCTCTGCCGACAGTTTGGAAGGTGCCGGTGGCTTGGCCACACCCGTAGGCGTGACGGCGGCTGCCAAGCGGCTCTGTTTCGTTTGTCGCACTTGCTGCGATGCCTTGAAGTCCGTCAGGAAACGCGACGCCACCATCGGATTCATGGTGTTGCGGATCACGTCCTGCTGCTCGGCTGGCTTGGTGTTGATCCAGTCCTTGAACACTTTCGAGTTGATGACCGTGTTGAAGTCGGGATGCTCCAGCTTCAGGGCTTCTTCGCCATCCTTGCGGCGCTGCTCGGCCAGCTCGGTCTGCAGCATCTGCGCGATCTGCTCCTGGCTGACTTGCTGTGCAGCTTCGGTTGGCTGTGGCACGGCGTTGAACTTCGCGGTCAGCGCCTTGACGGTCTTGACCAGCGGAGCCCCAAGCTCTGGGAAGTCTTCTGCAACACGCTCGGCTTCTCCTAGTGCAGCGGTCAACTCATCGTCGACGGGTTCGGGAGCGGGCGGCGTGGCCTGCTTCTTCAGGTCTTGCAACGTGCGATTCATGGCGCCGATTTCACCGTACAACTTACGTACAGCAGTCGGGTCGTTCTGCGACGCATTGGCGCGGACCATTTCCTTCAGCTCGTTCAAGCGGTCTTCCAGGGAAGGCTCTTGCGGATCGCCACCACTGGAAGGCTGCTCGACGTTTGCGTCCGGTGCAGCGGTTTGCTCGTCGGTGTTCTGCTCATCCGACGATTGATCATTGGCCGATGCGGCGGCAGGGGGCGCGTTCTCCGCGGCGCCTGCACCGTAGCCAGTCAGCAGGTCTGCCATCTCGTCACCGGCAGGCTGCCCAACCTCTGTGTTTTCCGTTTCCACGCTCATTGCGTCTTGCTCCTAGTAAAACTCAGCCTTGCGGCTGCAACACGACAGGGGGAGGGCTATCGCCCTGCGCCTGCCACATCCTTGCTGTCCTGTTCGCCGAGGGCCAACAGGCTCTTGATGGTGTCGATCTGCCAGCACAGCTTGATACGCTCGCGCTCGTCAATGTCTGGGTTCTCCAGGCGCTGGCGTGCCTTGGCCAGCTTCTCGCCGTAGTGCGCCACCAGCTTTTCCCACACACTGGATTTGCGCTCGAAGTCGGTCAGGAAATTCATCGCTGGAATCCTTCACCGTTCGGAGCGCGGCCGGCGGGTTCCGTCGGCGGCGTGGTGGCGTATTGCGTTGCGGCATTGGCAGCGAGCGTGGCGGCCGACAGTTCCTTTTGCTGACGCAGCTTGGCCGAGACGGAGAACAGCTGCGCCTTGATCTCGTCGGTGCTCATTTCCTTCTGGCCGGCTTGCTTGCGCTGCTCGTTCTCGGCATCGATCTGGGCGAAGGCCATCTGCAGCTGGCGGTCCTTGTCCGCTTCGGAAGCATCGAACTGCTGGGTCTGGGCAAGCTTCTGCTGCTCGCCCTGCTGCTTCTGCTGGGTATCAGCCTGACGGCCCTGCACCATGATCTTGGCAGCAGTCACGCGCGGATCTTCCGGTGGCTGGCGCTGTGCCATGGCCTGCTTCTCCTGCTCGCTGTAGGAGAAAGTATCAGGATCGAAGCGGCGCGACTTCAGGAACTCGGTCATCGCCTTTTCTGGGCTCATGCCGTAAGCGGGATTCAGGCACAGCTGGATGATCTGCACCATCTCCTGCGCCTGCAGGTCACGCTCGACCAGGGCGGTGGAACAGCGCGCGACGATCTGGAAGTCGCCTTTCATGTCGTCGTCGTCGCCGTATTCCATCAGCCACGCATAGTAGCGGCGCACATGCGGCTCGGTGATGGAGGAATCGAACAGGCGAGCAATGCGGCGCAACACAGAGTTGGCATTGTTGTTCAGGATGGTCAGGCCACCAACGGTATCCGGTGCTGATCCCTGCTGGCCTTGCAGCAGCATCGGCAGGCCGGTGACATCCTCGGCCATCTTCATGCCGTACTGGATGATGGCCATCAACTCGTTTTGAAGCATTGGGATCACGACGGAGAAGACCGGCGCATTGGCGCCAGGTGGCGCATCTTCGTTCTCGGTCCACAGCTTGAGCGGTACGATTTCCCACACGCCGTCTTCCGGCTCGACGCCGCGGCGGATCACAATCTGCGGACCAGCAGCCAGGCCGGCATTGTCCATCAGGTTGCGAGTAGCCGCCACGACAATGCGCTGTGCGGTGCGCATCTGGCGCGCCACGCCCATGCCCCATGGCATGCCGGGGCGGCGCTTCCACGGGATCACATCGTAGGGATACTCGCCATTGTCCAGCGGATTGAGCGACGCCTTGATGACGTGGTTGTTCACCATCGTGATCAGTGCCGGGAAGGATTTCTCTTGCGGCAACCCTTCGCAGTCGCAGCCTGCTGCTTCCAGTTCGGCCACGGTGATGATGCCGTAGTAGTACCAGATTTCGAACAGGTCTTTTGCGGCGAAGGCGTTGGAGAGCAGGTTGCGGTTGTCGGCTTCCTGCTGGCGCGCTGGGCCTTCCTTTAGGCATTGGTCAATCGATGACGTTAGATAGCCCGGCAAGCCCTTCATATCTTCCAGCTGGCGGCGCGTCTGGCGGTCGCGCTCGAACACGTACGAGCCGTTGTGGATGGATTCGCCGCAGGCTGGATCGGGGAACAAGTCCCACGGGTCAACGCGCTTCGACGCGGGTTTGATTTCTTCCACGATGATTAGCTGGTGCACGCCAGTCTGCGGGTCTTGGCGCCATTCGCAGGAGCGGCGCTTGACTGGCACCGGGCCTTTGATCACGCCGCTGCCCAGCTTGGCTGCATCATCGATCACCTTGCGCATCTCGGCGTGGTACTGGCACTCATCCATCCAGTCTTCGATCTGGGTCTGGGCACGGCCAGCCTTACGCGCGGCCTCGTCCTTCATGGCGTCGAAGCGCTGTTTGGCCTGCGACAGTGACATGACCACGCCTTCATATTCGACCTGCGGTTCAGGCGGCGCTGGAGGCTGTGCAGGCTGTCCCGGTGCTGGTTGTCCAGCTGGCGCCGCAGGTTGTTGCGGTGGTTGCTGCTGCCCCATGCCAAGCATATTGCCGAGGCGCTGCATCATGCCCGGCTGCTGCGGTGGCTGACTTGGCTGTGCGGCTTGCGCATTCTGATCCGGTGCACTCTGCGCCATCTGCTGCGCTGCCTGTGCGAGTGGCTTGGCTACCAGCCCGGCCTTGGCCAGCTGCGCTTCCAGGCTTTCGAACATGTCTGGGATCGGCGTCGGCTGGATGGCGAAGTTGCGGTCATCCGTCGGTAGCAGCATGTCGCCTACGCGCGCAGCAGCGGCGTCGACGTAAGGCTGGGTGATGTTGGGGAAGACAGTGGAACCGGTTACTGGGACGCGGCGCTCATCGATGTTGCCGCCGCCCTGCATCGGCTTGGCGGCGATGGTGACGTATTCATGGCGGTTGGCATCGTCATAGCCCTGGTAAAATTCCTCGTCGGAAATCATATCCTGCTCAATGCCAATAGTAGCTTTGGCACTAACTGCGTCACGACGCTTTCCCGCCAGAGTAGATGCGAGTGCATTCAAGATATTAAGACGATGCTGCTCCTCATCGGAGAGTTCCACCACCACATAATCGCGCATGTCCTGCATGCTCATGCGGCACCACCTTTCAATACCTTGCGACGAGCAATTGAGGCACGCATAGCGTTGCTCATATTTGCGCGAGCTTCATCTGTGGCTTTCCGGCCAAGTTGCGCTTGACGCATTTTCTGCTTCGACTCTTCCGAATATTTATGGCCGGTCAGAGCTGCAGCAATCTTTGCGCGTGTTTCTTGGGATACCAGGCGATTACGAAGTCCTTCAACCTGTTCTGCACTGAGCTTCTTGCCCTTGTTGAAGGCACTGATTTTTCGACGAGTTTCTTCCGAAACAACACGACCGAGATTGTTCTGACGCATCTTCTCGCGCGATTCAGGCGACATAATTTTGCCGAGATGAGCAGCACGAAGCTTGGCCTTCGTTTCTTCGGAGTGCTTCATGCCGCGACGGCTGCCGGCTGTGCGCAGCACGTTATAGCCGTGGTCGACAGTCTGGAAGTAATCGAGGAACAGCTGCTCATAGAACAGGACCATATCCGGCGCGCACATCATGAGTGGCTTGAAGACGAATGCAGCTTCGCCATACTTGGCCCAGGCACGTTGCAGCTTTTGAGAGTGGTGACGGTTGGCCTTCAACGCATGGCGATGGCCTTGCAGGCGGTTCTGAATGTTGATAGCCGAGCCGATGTACAGCTTGCCGTTGACGGTATTGGTAATGGCATAGACACCAGAGAGCCGGTTCTTATCCGCTCCCATCATCACCATGTCGCCCATGCGCACGCCACCCGCGACGCGTCGTTTGATGACTTCCATGCCAGCCTCATTTAGATGCATCGGCGGGAGTGAAACCCGCTTGCCGGAGCAATCCTTCTGGACAATGCGAAATGTGAAAATTGTTACCTAGAAACTGTGCGGATTATAACGCTGCGGTTGTTCCTTTGCACCAATCTTGCAACTTAGTACCCCATGCCTCGGTCCTTGACGCTACGTGCGGCACCATGGCGGCGCGGCTGATCCACAATCGGCAGCTTCCAGTGGTTCGCATCAGCGTTGACCAGGTAGCGAGTGGCATCCATCAAATGGTCGTTCTCTTTGACGATCTTGCCTTTTTCGTCGCGGCGGTACACGCGATACTCGGCTTTCCAGCTTTGCAGTGACTTGAAGACCTTGAGGCGCCCGGTGGATGCGCGCTGCCATACTTCCAGAATGCCGGATTCGACGCCGTTGTTCGCGATGTTCAGGCTGAGGCCTAGGTCTTTATAGTTCTGTAGCAACTGTTCGCCGTCGCGCTGAGCCCTGCCACGTGCTGCCGGGTCGATCTCTCCTGAGATGCGGCCGCGCGCTTTGATGGCATCTGCATGGATAGATGGCTCAGCCTGCCCGCGGTAATGCTCCGAGTAGAGATAGATGATATCGGCGTCGCGGTCCCATGCCCCGAAGACAGCAGCCGTGCGGTTCCAACCCACATCCAGGCCGTAGAGGCGCGTCCAGTGCTTCGGAATGGCGAAGTCATCCACGAACAGCATGTCTTCTTACACTGGGTATATCGCGCCAGCACCAAGGCTCGGAATGCCCTTTGATCTGGCATCGCGAAGATATGGCGGCGTCTCGGCCAGCATCAGCTTCTTCTGCTGCTCGGAGAGGTGGGGCACATCGTCCCAGCCGGCCATCACCATCGCACGCTCGCCAGTCACGGCCACGCCTTCGCTGATCTCACCATCAGGCAGGTAGGTCATGACGACCGGCGTCAGGCCGCGCAGGGGCGTGAACGTCTCCATCAGAATGCCATTGGTGGTCATCAAGCGCAGGATGCATTCGCTGCGGATCGACTCGTTGGATTCCTCATCAAGCCAGATCACATCCTGTTCCGTACCTTGGAATGATTCGCGGCCCTGGTCGTAGGACTTGAACACGAGGATCGAATCGCCGTCGTAGTTGCCGTCCTGGTCGTAATGCTTGACCGTCAGCGTGTCGACCGCCTCTGGCACGCCTGACTTCGAGGTCCACTTGACGATGTCCTCTTTCGGGATCAGACCGGTGCCAAACTGTCCCCATGCACCCAGCAGCTTGTTCTGGATAATGTCACGTACCGATTTGCCGGTGTCGCCGGCCGCCCATGAGCGCACCGGAGCATCGAACAACGCACCTTCCCACCACGCCGGATAACGGCCGGTCAGGTGCAGCGCCATCTCATAGCCGCCACCGCCCTCGGTCTTGCCGACCCGATTAGCAGCCATGAAGCAGCGGATGGACAGCTTCTGCCCCAGCTTGAAGAACAGCATATGCTTGGCGTACAGCTCGCGGCGCAGCGGTCCAGTCGCCGGGTAATAGCTAAACAGCTTGTGCGTATTGAACCATTCCGCCTTGGCGTCTAGTGCCATGGCCAGGGAAACGCGTGGGTCGAGGGCTTCCAGGTCCATCAGTGCAGGCTCCCACCCATCAGGCGCTCAACCTCTTGGCGCTTGCGCTCGATGAACCGATCGAGCTCATCCGGTTTCATATCAGCGAACGGATTGCGCTGCCGGTTGTCCCGCTCGTACTGCCCGAGGTGGCGCATGGCCTTGTCGATCGCCGCGTTCTTGTCCCAGAACTTGACCTTCTGTGTATGTCCGATTTGCTTGCGGTCCTTACCTTGCCCTTCGAATAGTGCATCCACCTCAATCGAGGCGACACCGGTCGCTACTTCCTCCGGCCACTCGCTGATGGGGATCATCACGCCGTTGGCATCGAAGACCTTGCGCGGGTCGGAATAGACGATTTTGGCCAGCTGCGCCAGCACATCCTCAGTGCGCAACCGGAACTTATCGGCAATTACTTTCTTTCGTGCAGCTAGCTCAGAAGAAACTTTCACGTCATTTAACAAACGACTTCCTTGCGATGCTGCAGTTTTTGGGCTGTACCCAGCTTCGATAACTGCCTGCCGAGCGTTACCGCCATTGGCAATATAAGCTTCGACGAAGAGGCTGCGGCGTTCAGGTGTGGCATCTTGGCCGGTGCCTGGCTTGCTGGGCGGCTGGGTCTGTTTCTTCTTCATGATTCATCCTCTCGGCGGGGCCTTAGCGCGGCCATTTGGAATTTTATTGCTCGCGGCTCGCTGAGCGAATCGCATTTAAGGCCATTTCCGGCGCTTCTTTGCGCAATATTATTGCTCAGTTTTCTATTTCTTTGAGTTCTGCTGCTTCCATACAATGAAGTTCACCACGTTCTCAGCGTTGCCGCCCAGTCCGAACATGCTCTCACCGCAGGACTGGCAGGTATGGCCGGAGCCTGGCGGCAGCTGTTCGTAGCTCAGATCGAACAGCGGGGAGGATAGGAAGCGCTGGCCCGGCACAGGCTTATCGGTCATCAGGAAGGCCGGGGCGCCGCAGGCGCGGTGAAGGTAGGCGTACATTCAGGGCTCCGTGATTTCTTGAATGTGCTTGCGGCGCAGGAAAGCGGCCCACATCGGCGCGCCGCAGGATTCACAGACCATGTCAGCGCCGTATTCCATCGGTGTGCGGTCCAGGTGCAGAATGCCCTTCGAGGTATGTGGCGCGCGCGGACCTGGAATTTCCGTCAGCAGAAACGCTGGTTTGCCGCAGTCTGGATGGATGTAGGCGTACATGGCTCAGCCCTCAGCTTTGAACAACACAGGAAACTGGCGCATTGAATTCAGCATCTGCTGTAGATGAATGCGGTTTCGTTCTTCCTCCAGGCGCTCGCGCTCTGTCTTGTGTGGCTCAATGGTGACGGAATAGCATTTACCATCTACTTCGACCAGTACAGCCCCAGTATGAACATCGACGCGCACTGTCATATCGTCAGCAATACGGCTCAAAGCATGCGCAATTTTTCGCTCCGCTATGCGGGCTGAATGGTTCCACATTTCCAGCATGGTTGCAGTAGCGTGCGCGTGTGGATTGTTGAATCTGTCGCTCATGGCAGCCTCTACTCAGCGCACGTCCGAGGCGCAGTAGTTCACGCCGGACTTGGTCGGATAGTCGGCGCTCTGCTGCGCGCCTGGCGATGCCCGGTAGCCCTGCATCAGCTCCGAAAGCGTCTGCCTCGCGCGCTCACGGCGGAGTGGTTCCACGGCATCAATGCGCTGCTCGCGCATGACCTGCTGGTACTGCTCAATTGTCATGATCTGCATCACGCTCTCCTTACGGTTTTGACCATGCGCTTGACCGCTTCGACAGGCATGCGTGCCTGCTTGGCGATCTGGCGCAGCTGTTTCTTCTGGGCCTTGGCGGCTTCGATGGCGGCGTTGTGCTGGTTGATGTGCTGGCGCTGGGCAGCGCGCTGCAGCTCGTCATCTGGCATGGCTGCCATCTTCTGCTCCATGCCAGCCAGCATGCCATTCAGCACCTTCTGGTCCATCAGGCGCTGGACTTCGACGGGGTGGTTCAGCCACGCGGTCAGTGGGTCGATGCCAGACAGCGTGGCCGGATCGGCGCCACGGTCCAGAATGATGATGCCTTCGTTCGATTTCACGTCGGCTCCTTGCGCGGCTTGATCGCGATGTTCAGCACTTCGGCCAGGTCTTCCGTGCTGTGGCTCTGCACCATGCCACCACGGGTGAACTTCAAGCCCTCGCGGTCAATCAGCAGGGTGTCGAAGTCGTAGGTCACGATGGCACGTGGGTAGGTCAGCGTCAGCCGGCCAAAGATCGTGAAGCGGGCTTCGAAGATGCGGCGCGCTTCGGCCAGGATATTGGCGAAGTCCGGGATATTGCACGGGTAGACGCCGAGGCGCATCATGCGCGCCACGTTCAGCAACTCTTCCAGGTTCTCTGCGGTGGCCGCACGCTCGCGCAGCTGGACAGCGCAGGCAGCCAGTTGCTCGGTCTGATCCATGAGCACCACGAAGCCGAGACAGCCTCGCTCTCCCATTGGATCGCTGTGGGAGCGCTGACCTGGACTCACATCGTGCCAGCGGATTTCCTTATTGTCGGCCAGCGGCAGCAGCTCGCGCACCGCCTGCTGGCGTGTGACCTCATCGTGGAAGTGGCGCCATGCGACCGTCACGCCGTCGTCATCCTTGAACTGGCTCAGGTTCATTTGAAGACCTTTCGAATGCCCATACCCTGCTGCTGGCTACGCAGACTGCCGGAGCCATAGCCCTGCATCATGTCGTCCATGGCAGAGCCCTGGTCCATGCCCTGGTCACCCTGCATCGGCAGCTGGCCATTGTTCTTATACGCCTGCATGGCAAGGTGCATGGCCTGCTCAAACGAGTTCACGGGAATCTTGGTTTCCTCGGATTCCTCATCCTCGCCTTCAGCCTCACCAGCGGCGCCCATCTGGCCCTCTTCTTCGATGCCTTCTTCTTCGCCATTCTCCATCTCGATGCAGACGGACTTGGCCTGGTTGTTGGCGTCGACGTAAATCTTGATGCAGTAGCCGCCTTCTTCCTCGTCACCGCTCATGTCCGAACTGTTGCCGGTATCGCCATCGCCGTACAGTTCATCGGTTTGCATGCTGTTCTCCTGTGAAATTTCTAACTTGGAATATGTTAGCAAAGAAATAGCCGCAAGGCTTTCGCGATGCGGCTATTTGGGGTGGCTCGTTGGGAAAGCCGGGGAGGGAATTACAGTGTACTACAGCAACACTTCCTGTGAGGGGCGCGCGGTAAATGTCGGCGTCCATGTTGTATTTTCCGTCACCAGCTGCACCCATGTGCCGGCCGGCGCAATGCCTGTCAGGGTGCCAGTAGCGTTCTGGGTAATCGCCAGGCCAATGGTGAGCGTGCCCGTGTTGCCATTCACGAAGCGCGCCATCTCTTGCGCGCCGGTCGTGCACGTGTTGTTCGTATAGGTGCGCAGGTAGACGGTGCCGGTCTGGCCACCGCTCAGTGTCAAGGCAGTCGAAATATCCACCGCGTAGGTCACGAAGGCGTCGCGCGTGCTGCTGATCTGGAAGCAGGTATTCAGGCTGCGCGTGCTGTAGCTGAAACTGCGCGTGGTGCCAGCCGTGACGCGGCCCTGCGCATCCGTGGTCAAGCCGCTATAGGTGCCTGCCGTACCGGTGCTGGGTAGGCTGATGGTGCCGCTGCCGGTGATCGTGCCGCCAGATAGGCCAGTGCCTGCCGTGATGCTGGTGACGGTGCCATTGCCCGTCCCGGCGCCGATCGCTGTGCGCGCGACTGCGGCATCGCTGGCAGTCACCAGGCTGCGCCCAGTGGTCGTGCTATTGCTGATATCCGCTGCCAGGTGCGTATGCGCCGATGGCATGAAGGTGGACGGAATGCCGGTCAGGCTGGTGTACATGCCGTCGAACAGCGTTGGCAGGCCGATCAGATCGACATAAGAGCCGCTGAAGTTGCTGGTACCTGCACCGATGGCAGAGCGCGCAGCGGAGCCGTCCGCTGCCGTCATCAGCGCCTGCCCGGTGCTGGTGGTGCCGCTGATCTGCGCCGCGCTGACGGCCACGTTCAGGGTGGTCCCACTACGCGACAGCCCGGTGCCGAGCTTGCTGTATTCCGGACCGTTGTTGGTGCCGTTATAGGTGACCAGCTGGTCGACCGCGCCGTCGGGCACGACGTAATATGTGATGGTGCCGTTGTTGGCGGGATTGCGCTGCTTGAACTCCATCGAGTCGGCAGTAGGCGTGGTGCTCTGGGCGATAGCTGCACCGGCCAGCGCCAGCAGCAGCCCTGCGAGAATCCGTTTCATGGTCTTCTCCTTATTGTTTGAATACTTTGGCGCGCAGCGTGCCTGACGCCAGGTTGATGTCGGCGCCGCTGCCGTTGTACAGCACCACGGTCACCGTATCGGTGGCGCTCACGTAAGCCGTCATCGTGATGCCTTGCAGCGATAGGCTGAAGGATGCCGCAGCGAAGTCCCCAAGCGCAGCGCCGGGCACCGAAATGGTGGTGGTGGTCTGCGTGCCGCCGACGATATTGGGCGCATCATACGTGGCGGAAGCAGTTGCCAGAGCGGTGACGGTGTAAAGCGGCCACATAGTCGATCTCCTTCATGTTTTCTCGTAAAAGCCGTTCCACTCAGCCGTGCAAGTCGGGTTGCTGCCGGAGGCATCCGTGATGCGCAGGTCGAACAAGGACTTTTCCGGGATGGTGATGGGCGGATCGGCCATGTGCGGATAGGGGGTCCCGTTCGAGTTGCCGATGATGAGCGGCATGAAGCCGCATGCTCCGGCTGCGTTGAAGAAGGCGAACCAGGTGCGCATCTGCGCAAACTGGGCCGAGCCACCACCCGCACTGCCCACGTTGATGAACAGCTGCGGGATGATCAGCGTGAAGCCGGCCGGCACCACGTGGGGAGCATGGTAGGCCACGCCGCAGCCCGCCAGGATGATGCCGTAGGTGACGGTCCCCGCCAGGTTCTCCAGAATGATGTTGCCGACGTTGGTGCCTACGGACCCGGCCGTCAGCCCGCGCATGCCGTTGTTGCCCAGCAGCTCGGTGCCAATCGGGACCGGAGTGGTACCGTTCAGGGTGAAGACGTTTGGCGTCAGCTCAGCGTAGTTGCCATCAATCGGCGCCAGTTGCAGGGTGCGCATGCCGGTGCCTGCTGCGGAATCATTCGCGCTGGTGCTGCGCAGCTGCATCTGGGTCGGCGTGGTGGGGAATGGATATAACCCCGTGCCGCCGAAGCAGCTCACTGGCGCTGTCACCGTGGGCGTGCCAAGTGCGCCGTTAAAGCCAATGCCGCTGGAGCGGCGGTACAGATTGGGGAATTTGTTGCGGGAGATGTAGGTGCCCCATCCGATGGAAACATCCGTTGGGTAGGTCATGGCCGCCTCCCAAGTCGCTAACGCAGGTTCCAGGTATCCGCATTGGCCCCGGTGATGCGGATCACGCGGATCGGCGAGCGGATGCTGACATTCACCATGTTGGCGGTGGTGGCGTCATAAGTCGGCGTGTAGAAGTTGACGCCATCGGTCGACAGTTCTATCAGACGCCCACCGGCTGCGCTGGTCAGGGTCATAGTGGCCGGCAGTGTCAGATCGGCCGCGCCGATGACGAAAGGCGTGCCACTGGTCAACGTGCCGAATTTGAAGTTGGCGGTGCTGGTGCTGGCGCTCGTCATGGCAATCTCCCTTTGCGCGAAGGTTAAGAAGTGTTGCCAACATTTTACGCGCCATATACCACCAGTTATCGATTGTGACGACAGGAAAACAAAACGCCGCGTCCATTGCTGGAGCGCGGCGCCTGCTTTACCACTTGGAGGAAGCCCGATTGTAGCGGAACTGCTTAGAACTGTGTCGCACCGCTGATGTAGTTTTGCAGCACGACAATCTCTTTCTTGAGCCGCTCGTTCTCGGCCTGCACTGTGGCGAGCAGATCGCATACATCTTGGTCTTCCCGGCGGCGACCAAGATGTTTGCTGCGCCCGAAGTTATGGCGGCAGAAGCTGACGATCTCCACGCCGGCCAGCATCACTACTCTGCCGTCCACGTGGCTTCTGTCCCATTTGGCAGCGGCGCGCAACACGCACTCGCTGTCATCCAGATTAAGTTCCTTTTGTTCGCTCATGTTCATGACCTGTCTCCTTCTGTTCATTGTTGCGGTTTCGCAACGCGTCGGCCAATTTCAACATCTCTCCCAGTAACTTAATTTGATTTTTGTCTTCGTCAAGTTCGGCTTTCATGGACACGCACTGCTGGCAACTCAATCTTTGCCTCCTTTCTCATCGCCCAACGCTGCCCGTATGCTGGCAAGCTTCTCTTCAGCGGCGGTGAATTTGGCTTTCCAGTAGTTCACATCCTGGTCATTGGCGAGTTTGGTGAAATCGATGCTTGGCTGTACGTGCTCAGGGGCGGCAACGGCTCGCATATCCCCGTCATAGAAACACAGGCCATCTGTGGGCAGCACGTCACCCGGCAAGCAGAACATCAGCTTGCCGTCCCGCGCTATGACCTTGTGGCCTTCGTAACCTGGTGGCGGGAGCAAACGCGCCAGAAATTCATCGACGGTCGGCACGGCTGGCACTTCCTCTGCTTGTGGTGCAGCGGCGGGAGGGGTGCACTTGGGGCATGGGTAGTAGTCATCAGGCGGGAAGCCTACCGTGCCGTTGTCGCCGCACATGTTGCAGCCGCCAAGCGCCTCAACGCGTGCTTCCAGCCGGTAAATTTCGGCATTCAGGTTGTGCACTACGCGGTCGGCAATATCCTTGTCGTATGCGTCGAATGGCTCGCCGCTGCCATCCCAGCATCGGACATGCCGCCGCGCACCGCTTGCTGTCAGCAAGGTGGTCAGCGGGTGATTAGGTTCTGGCGCTTCCGGTACTGCGCTTGCCTTCGCAGCTTCAGCCAAAGCGACGTTGCAGGATACGCGCACATATTCATCCAGCTCGGCACGCCAGAATTCCTGCCGTTCGTCATCGTGCTGAAGGCTTCCGACGATGGTGTCGAGCGTGAATTCAAACGTCATGTCGTCGTTGGTTGAGTCGAGCTTACTTGTGCTGATTGCCTTCGGTGTTTCAGAGGCGGCCAGGACTTCTACGCGCTTGTGGTTGCTGCGTCCTTTGATGACCATTGACGTGATGAAGTAGTAGTTGCTGCGCTTGTTGTATATCACCTCTTCGGCGTCGGTGCCAGCGTGAAGGATCTGACTGGCGGTTTCCGCATAGCCGGTGTCGCCAATCCAGAAGCGCAACTTGTCGCCCACCTTCACCTGGCCGGCGCGGGTGACTGGCTGCCAATCGGCAGCGGGTTTAGTCGTATCGTTCATGCTGTCTCCCTGTAAGCGCGCACGGCACGGCGCATCGAAACTTGATGGAATTTTCGGGCGTGGCGCGACCAGCCTTCAGCAACCATCGCGCTCTCAACGTCACGACGGCATTGGAGCCACAGCTTGGTGTTGCGGTAGTAGCCGCTTTCATATGTGCTTGGCATCATCTCTCTCCGAGTGGGGTGGGGCGGCTATTGAGCTTCGCCGCGAAATTTCGGGCATTGCATGATCCAGCCGGCGGAATAGGCACTGCGCGCCCATTGCGGCCACGATAGGCGCTTCGAGCGACCATCGCTTACACCGAGGCCGCGACTGCGCGCGCTGCGTCCCATGGCCTCGAATGCGCGCTTTCCTGCGAGAGGCTTAGCCATTCGCTCCCCCTTCAGAGGACATGGCAGCGTCGATTTCCATGGCCGCATCGATGGCTTCGCGCCTTGTGCGGAATGCTTCACCTTCCCCGGAAATCACATCAAACAGTCCGTCATCGCTCTCTTTCATGAGCTGATGCATGCCTTCGTCGAGCGTGCAAATGAACGCTCTGCAATCGAGCACATAATCAAGTCGCGTTGCGTCTTTAGTGTCCGCCTGTACGGCTGCTGTCTGTGCTGGTGCTTGGGCTGCGGCATAGAGGACGCGTACTCGGGAGCGATCCTCAAAAGTGTCGTAGACGAACCGGCTCACGTCGTTCCAAACCTGCCGGTCCCGCGATGCCACTTGATAAATCGGCTGCTGCGCAGTGGTAGGTGCTGGCTGTGCTGCGGCAGCGGAAGGAGATACCCAGCGGATGAAGTCCATGCGGTGCTGCCACAATTTCACTGTGCGCTCATCGGACGCTAGCATCAGGACTTTCTCAAAGGGATTAGACGAAGACCAAAACTCGCCCACGCGCCACGCCACTGCTTCCTCCACTGCTACAGGAGAGGCAGCAGCCAAGATGGCGGTTATTTCGGAGGCTGCCTGCGCAAGTTGATAGTCGAACTCGGTAGGGTAGCCAAAATCATCGGGACCGTTCTGGACGATCCGCGCGCTGCTATTCATCCATCCAGCAATCTGCTCAAGGGTCTTGCGATGATCAGTTTGAAGCGCACCGACATCACGCAGCGCTTCATTGATCGCATCTTTTAGCTTCTTCTGAGCCCAATCTTCAGCGAAGTAAGAGCGCGCGATATCGTCTAGCTTCTGTTCGCTCATCACCACAGCAGAGCCTGCGGAAGAGGTGCGCTCGGCGATGGCGATCAGTTCAAGGATGGCGGCAGGGTTGGCGGCGGCGATGTAGTCCCGATTGGCGTGCTCAAGCTCATATTTGCCACGAGTGCAGGCGACATGTGCAATAGCGCTGCCATTTTCCGTTGATACCTGATGATGCTCAGATACCCATTGTCCCGGCGTTGCCCTCTCTGCGAGTTTCTTCAGTTTCTGCAAGTCTTGAGTGTTCATATTATTCCTGGTGGGTGTGGGCGGTTAGGCCGGTTCGCCGTGCAAGCCGATGTCGATCTGGGCGATGTGCCCCTCCAACGGGCCCATGCCGACCAGCGTGGCGTAGAGGACTCCCTCATCGTCGGCTTGCAGCTTTGCAATGGTGTAGCGACCGGATTCCATGAAGTCGTCTTTGTCGGCAAAGACGGCAATTTCATCGCCAGTGCTGATGTTGCCTTCCGAACGCTGCTTGAAAAAATCAAAGTGCATGTTTTCCCCTTTGTTATACGGGCATCGTAGCGACGGCCGCTTGCCAGATTTCCCATGCGCATTGAGTATTCGCAAATGGGTATGCATTTTTATTGCCCTTCATATCTATGCAGTAACCATGGCTTTTCGCCCATGCTTCAAATTTCTTGCGTTGCTCACTCAATTCGCTCTCCTTTATCCGCCTCTGTGTGGGAGGCGGGTGGTTAGATGCTGCTGTCACTGAAGCCGCTCTTGTGTCCGCAGTCTCGGCAAATAGTGTCTACTTCGTAGTAGTAATACTCGCCATATTCAGAGTGATTGGCGCGGCCAGAATCGGTGCAGTAACCATCAACACGATCACCACCGCAGTTCTCGCAGTCGCCACCGGAGTAGTAGCTACGCTCCGGGATGGTTCCCTTCGCATGCAGGCGCTTGTGTCGGCCATCCGCTTTGCCGACATATCTGCCTTCGCGCTCGTTTCGGCTAATCATTTCGGCTCCTTCGCTTCACTCATGGCGATAGCAGCGCGTTCCACCTCGACGGCCAGTTCAACGGCGCGCATGATCGTGCAGCGATAGCAGCCGCCGAAGTCGTCTGGTGCGAAACGAGCTTCGGAGCCCGGGTTTGTGTCATCGCAGCCGGTTCGGTCATGGTACGGGGCGACCTTATCGATAAATTCCAGAGCTTTATTCATGGTTGTTGCCTTCCATTTGCGGAATAATTGCTGCTATCAGTTCAGCGCCAACAGGCCTTCCATCGCAGAACATGCGACGGATAGAACTCGCGTGCTGGCTGACCAGTAATTTCAGCAGCTTGTCCTGCTCGCTCGGCTCTGCCGGTACTGCTTCTTGCTGGGGCTGGGATGGGGCAGCAGCTTCACGCTCAGAGATAAAATTGATGATCCCATATGCGATTGACGCACAATGCGCACCTTTGATTCGCGGATAGCGAGCAGTGATAATTTTCGTGACCGCGCCATAGATTTCTTCGTGCAATTTCACGTTCAGTTTTGGATCAAGCATCTTTGCCACCTTCAGCGATGTTTTTCGAGATCCCTGGAACGCTGTATTGGGTGTCGATGGCGGCTTGCCAGACTTCCCAAGCGCTCTGGGTATTTGCAGAAGGGTATGCTTTTTGATTTCCCTTCATGTCCACGCAATAGCCGTTGGATTTTGCCCACGTCTCGAATTGCTTGCGCTTGCCGTCCATGACTGGCACTGCTGCTCGCTGTCCGTATGCGCGGAGAGCGGCGCGAGCGTATTCGTGCATTTGGTCGGCTGTGAAGTGGTAGCGCGCTGCCGGATCTTTCGTGGTCATGTCAGTGATCCACGCTTCGGGCAGCGGCGGCAATTCAGATACGCCTGGCACGTTATCTTGCGGGGTGGCGCTATCTTGGGAGAGGGCGGCTTGAGCCACGCGCAGCTGCTCTTTCAAGCCGGCCTTTTGAGCCGCAGCAATCGAGCGCTCCGTGCGCTGCGTGGTGCGCACTAGTTGCCACGCGATGTCTTCCAGCGGCTGGCCATTGATCGCGGCGACAAACTTGTTCAGTTGCGCGCGCTCGGTGGCGATGGTGCAATTGACGCAATCGAGGAAGTCCGACAGGCTGCCGTTGTCGAGAACCTTGTGGCCCGTATCACGACATGCCTCACAGTTGTATTCGCGCTCAGGCATTTTGCTGCTCCTTCTGGGCGTCACGCCAAGCTTTGTACCAAGCGCTCTTATAGGCGGAGTTCTCTTTCACGTCGAACTTCTTGCATGCTTCCTGCACTGACAGCGGCCAAGTCTTTCGCGTCACTGCTTTCTGGACCTGCGCCATGCTGCCGCTTTGTGGTCTTGCCATGATTTCCTCCGGTTGGTTAGTCACTGGAATAATTATGCATTCTTCACTGGATTAATGCAATGAGTTTTTAATGATAAAAGCCACCCGTAGGTGGCTCTCTTTTCTTCAGTAACCGCGCCGCTTTCGTCGTTCTTCGGCGCGGTCAATTTCAGCTTGCTTTGGCTTGTCGCCTTCGTGCACTTCATCACGATAGCCGTATTCCGGCACGCGCAGATTGCCGCAGTAAGCATTGGTGCCATCCCAATAGGTGCGCCAGAATGGGCCGGCCGGCTCCTTGTTACGATAGCGGTTGATTTCCAGGTCGTAGACTTCGGCCTTCAACATACCCCACTCGGCGCGGTATGCTTCAAGGCGGTAGCCATAGCTCTTCTCGACGCCGGCAATGCGCACATGCGGCAGATAGGTCGCCACAATCGCTAGGAATACGTCGTGCCGAAGGTACATGGAGCCGCCGATAAAGCGGCGATACCATGGCTTATGCTCCTTCTTTCGCTCCCACTCATACCGTTGCGATGAATCGCAGCAGGTGACCTCGACGTAGCCTGGCGGCGCTCCAACATGCCATGGACCGCGCAGCACCAATTGCGTGCCGTCATCCATATCCAGCCAGATGTTTGCCCCACCGTAGCCGTCCTGCTTGGTCGTGGCCAACACTTCGACTTCGACCCATTCCCCCGGCTCAAAGGAAGATTCATAATCTTCAGTAGAAGTAAAGACGTTCGAAATGCCAGGCTTCTGCGGCACATAGTCATGCAGCTTACCGTCAGTGGTGCGGAAACGGCGCATTGCGGTCATGCTGACCGCGCCACTGTGATGATGTTGCTGCAAGCGGCCATCTGGATGCCGCGCCATATACATGCCACCCTTTTCGCGCATCCATACCTTTCCATCCCAGTCGTTCACCTTACCGCGCACGTTCAGTTTGATGGTGGGTGCATTGGCAACGCCATCGTGCCAATCGACGTGTGCACCACGCACCCAGTCAGGAAGCTGCTGTCTGCCGGTCGGCAACGGTATGTCCACCCATGCGCCATTGCGGGAACCGGAGATGACGTTCATTTGTTCATCGCTCAGCATCATGCCGCCTCCTGCTGTTCTTGGCGAACGATGCTGCCATTCTCGATCCAGTGTGATTCCACCGAATCTGGCAGCGAAGTTGGCTGCTGCTTCAACGTGGCAAAGAGGAGAGCTGTACTCAGCTCGCCGTTCTCGACCAGCATGTCAAGCCAGCCGAGAAGTTCAGCGCGTGCTGGCACATCAAGCACGTCCACGCGATCCAGCACCAGGCACTTGATGCCGGACACATCGGCCACGGCCTGCGCCACCATAGCATCGGCGCGCCACTTGAACGACTCGGATTCCATCAGGTAGGAGCGCTTGCCGACGCGGATAGCCATGTCGGACTCGATGGTGACGCGCGGCCAGCCGGTATCCAGCGCAGCCTGTTCCAGATTGGCATTGATCGGCACCAGCGCCTCTGCCAGCAGTTGTGCCGGGATGCCATCGGGCGACAGCAGATCGGCAATCTTCGTCCACGCCAGCACATCCTGGTGATGCTTAGCGGCTTGCTCCGTCTTCTGTTTCGCTGCTGCGATGCCGCGCTCGGCTGCTTCGAAGTCCAGTACCTTGTTGGCCAGAAGCACACGCTTTGCTCGCGCGGCTTCGATCAGGGCCGACACTTCACTGATTTCCTGGCTGGCATCAACGGCATCTTCTGCAGGCTCCAGCGCATCATACTGGCCCTTAGCCATCTTGGCGGCGTCAAGGTCGCGTTGCAGATTAGCGGCCTTGTTCACCAGCACCTGCAGGCCGCGCTCATGGTCCGGCAGGCTCGCGACGGCCGCAGCATCCGGTGCGCCCGCTTCGGTGATCTCGCCATGCTCCTTGGCATAGGCCGCCAGTAGATTGGCGTGGCGGATCGCCGTCTCTTTCCCGGTTGGCACGAATTCCTTGATGAAGCGTGCCATGTCATGCACCAGACCCTGCTTGCCGCCGCGCGCACGCTCGCGCATGGCTTCCACCTTCTGCTGGAATTCGTCGTGCTCCTTGATGCCAGCCTCCAGCAAAAGTGCCAGCTCTGGCACTTTCTTGGCCGACGCTTCCAGTTGTGCGCGACGCTCGGTATTGCGTGCTGCGGTGTCTTGCTGCGCTTTGATCGCGCCCAACGACTCGTTCAGCGTGGCGGTCGCTGCATCATGATCGGCCAGTTCCTGCTTGAGCACGGTCAGGTCGCCCGATGGCATCTGCGGCACTTCCGCCGCCCAGCATTCCGCCTGCTTCGGTCCCCAGGTCAGATTAGCGTTCTGGCGCCAGGCACCCTTCGCTTTGGTCGCCTCTTCCTTGGCATAATCGACGCCGCCCTGCAGGCCGGTCAACAGCATGTGCAGTACGGCCTCGGACTTGGCCTTGTCGGCCCCGCGCTCGATCAGCAGCGGCAGGATCGTATTGGGCGTCAGCTTCTTGTCCGACAGGCTCAGGATGAATTTGCGGCGCTCCTTCTCGTCCATCTGGGCGAAGCGCTGGCCGTCAAGCGAGACGCGCATGGCTTCGCTGATCTCAGGGCCGGTGAAATCGCCTTTAGGAACGTTGAAGCCGAATGCCTGATCAACATTGTTGTCACACACTACCAGTACGCCGCCAGCCTTCTGGCCTTCCTTCACCAGCGCGCTGTAATCCTTTTTCTTGGTGATGCCACGCATATCCTGCTGGGCGATCGCCATGAGCACGCAATCCCTAATGGAGCTTTTCCCCGAACCATTGGAACCTGCAAAAAGCGTGATCGGCTTCTGCGGCTGGATGCGGACCTCGCCGATGGTCAGCACGTTCTGGATCTGAATATCTGTTACCTTCATGTTGTAGACCTCAAAAGAAAAAGCCATCACCTGCCCTCTCACCTGTTGCCAGGTGGTGGAATACGGAGTTCAGTTCTCCGCAAGAGGGCATGTGATGGCTCACTGATTTATGTTTGGTTGCCGGATTCCACTCCGTCAACACCTGCATTCTTGCAATACTGCTGAGGAAAGTCAACAAGCCGGTGTCCCGGCCTGACGCTTATTCGATATCGCTATTCGCGACCGCCTTGGTACGCTTGCGGCCACCAGTGATCGGCGCCACGTTGTCGGCCACTTCCGGCGCAGCTTCAATGGCCAGCACTTCGGCAGGCACTTCGCTGCCAGCACCGAACATCTTCTCGGCTTCCTTGCGCGCATCGCTCATGCGGTCGGGTTGCTTGTCCAAGTCCATCACTTGCTGGAAGTTATCGCCCGCGACTTCTTCTTCGGCCGACGACAGGCTGATGTGCACGTTCTGCTTGTTGCAGCGGATCAGGCTCGGCGCCACTTCTTCGTCGTAGTCGCTGAACTGGCAGCGGAACTGAATCTTGACGGTGCCGCCGTCGAGCATGGTCAGCTTGAACTTGTTGGCGCGGCCGCCGGCCATGATGACCGTGCTGTGATCGTCGTCTGGGTCGTGGATGGTCAGCTTCACGCGCGGGATTTCCCAGTCGTAGGCCAGCGGGCCGATCTGCGGGTGCTTCAGCTTGCGCATGAAGTCTTCTTCCACGTCGCGCTGGCGGTCTTGCTCGTAGAACGATTCGATCAAGCCGGGGCGAATCTTCTTCAGGATGGAGTTTGGTGCGCTCAGTTCGAACTTCAGGTCGCAGGCTGGCACTGGATCATCGCCATGCATCTCGGTGCGCGGATTCCAGTGCACGAACAGCGCACGCTCTTTGATGAGTTCGAATGCCAAGTAGGCGGCAACCGGGGCTTGTTCTGCTGCTTCGATGACTTCTTCGGACATGCTGATTCCCTTTCTTGTGGTTGGTAGAGGTACTGCAATTATTCGATGTCGCCTGCGGCACGTGCGCGCGTACGGCGCGAGGGTTGCTGTTGAGTCTGCTCGGCTTGCATGCTGCGTTCGTAATCCAGTTCTTCGGGCGTTTTCTCGCGTTCTGATTCTGGCTTTTGCTCTGCCTGTGGCTGCTCGGCAACCTCGGCCTGAGGCTGCGGCTCTTGTACTGTCTGCTCTGGCGCAGCTGGGCGGAGTTCATCCAACGTCACCGGGCTCTGCTTTGCATCGGCTGCATAGGTCGGCGGCTGGTTGATGTCGATGATGTCGCGCGCCTCATCAGCAGTCTGCCCCATGCCCATCACGATATCTGGCGCA